AAATTCTTTTTATGAATAAATTATTATACTACTTTTTATACACTTTTAACTTCTTAAAATATAACTTTATTAAATTGTTATGTTTAATTAGTATCATACTATGTACTTTTTACTTAAAAGACTATCAAAGAGCGGATACTATCGAGAAGACTGATATTGTTGCTCAAATGGAAATTGAAGGATATTACATATATACCTATAAAGAGATTAAAGAAAATAATGTTGAATTTAATAACTTAACTTATGAAACTCCACAAAAAGTAGTCAATAATCAATTAATTACTAAATCATATAGTGGATATAATATTGCTGTTTGGGTCTTATTTATATCATCAGTTATAACATTCCTTTTGGTAGGTTTTTTAAATTATTGGTTTGATTTACATGGTGTTTTTGAGAAGACTGCTTTTCGTTTTATAAAAATGGATTTTGAAGATGGTTTTTATCATTATACACTATTTACTAGATTATTAAAAAAGAGTGATACTAAATTACAAATTAGAGAAGTTAGACATCTACTATATAACTATTCTAATTTAAGAGAAACTAAATGGGAGCCAATCTTTATTTCCAAGGAAGAAATGAGAGAAAAAAAGTTAAATACTTTGTTTGATAAATAATATTTTTTATCTTTATCAAAAATACTCTTATGACACCAAATGTTACTTTAATACCAGATTATATCAACTCGGTTGATTTATTTGATTTTATTATAAACAACTGTGACTTTGATAGATCTATGAAGGCACGTTGGACCGCATCATTTGGTAAGTCATATGATTATAACGGAATGAGTTATCGTGCTATTCCTTTCCCAGACAATTTTACAAATATATTAAACTTGATTAGTGATACGATTGGATTTTTACCAAATAACTGTTTGATAAATCTTTATCATGATGGTAAGAGTTCAATGGGCTATCATTCTGATAATACCGATATACTAACACCTGGAACTGGTGTGGTTATAATCTCATTGGGTAGTGACCGAATATTAAGATTTAAGAACAAGATAGATCCAACTATAATAGTTGATTATACTTTAACAAATGGTTCTTTATTTTACATGGATGACTTAGTTCAGTCAGATTGGTTACACTCAATTCCGAAGTCTGATACAACATCACCTCGTATAAGTTTAACATTCAGAAATATAATATGATACATTGTCATATATGTTATTCTACTGATATTGATGAAGATTTCATATGTGATATGTGTGATCAATATTATTGTGAAGATTGTTCATACACATTTACATTACATTATCAACACCAAGGAGCAAGATGTTATTGGTGTTCTGATCAAAAGAGAAGAAAACCTTTATCACCAGCTGATATAAGAGATAATAAGTTAAAAATAATTTTATGGAAAAATCACAATTAGATAATTTACTTAAAATTTACGTTATATTTCATAAAAACTTTTTCCATCATCCAGATTACATAATGGAAAAGTGGGATGCTATTATTGGAACCAAAGTAGAAAGAAAAATTTTAACAGAGACCTCTACAACTGGTCAAATTACTTGGTGTAATACTTGGTGTGTAAAATGGGAAGACTATTCTAATATAATTCATTTCTTTACGGTTTTAAGCTCTTATGACCTTGGTGAGATAACACCAGGTAAAATTATTGATATATATGATAGTTATATTGGTGATCCACATTTAATAAATAAAACTAATTGGAATGGTATACACCGAGTTTCATTACATTATATGGAAGACTATATTAAAAAATATTTAAGAGAATATAATTTAGAATTATGTTTAAGATAGGAGATAGATTGGAATCAAGTGAATATGATAAAATTCAAAATGGTATTGAATATGTCACTATAACAAGTATCAATAAGAAAAATAAAATTTATCATTGGGAAGCAGATGATAAATGGTTTGGTGGTAGAATTGTATCTGGATATAGATTTGAAGATTCTAAACTTTATATTTCAAAAGAGGATAGAAGAGATAATAAACTAAATGATTTATTAAACTAATTATGTTTGTTATTATGTGTAAATTTAGAATTGGTGATATAGTTGAAATAGTTGCTATACCAAATAGTGAGTTATATAAAGTTATTAAATTTGATGGTGTTTTCATTGTTTGTAGAAACATAAAACACTGTGATAATATAAAATATTCAGAGACATATTTCTTTGAGAGTGAGATTCATCTAAATAAATCCGAAACTAGAGATAATATTATAGATAACTTATTAAGTTGATTTTATCCATTTTCTGATAGCATTATCAGATACTCCATATCTTCGACCAGTCTCTTTATATCCAAACTCTTTTATTTCTTTTAATAAATCTTCAACCGATGGTCTATCTACTTTTCTAATTGATGTAGAATGACATTTATTACACATTTTGGATGTTTTTTTTATTTGTTTTCCACAAATACAATATTTATTTTTAGATTTTTTATCATATTTTGATTTTCTTAGTTCCGATGAACTGCTCTTTTTTGTGGATTTACAGTATGTACTTGTCTGACTATGACAATTTGGACACAATATTCTTAGATTTTCTAATCTATTATCTAAATTATCACCATTTTTATGATCTAAATGTAATGATATTGGTTTATCATTCCAGTTTTCTATACCACATTCTTCACATTCATATATCTTTAAACCCTCATCAATTAGTCTTTTTTTAAGTTTATGTGTATTTGTATATGTTGAATTTTCAACTAAAATGTCTTCTATTGGGTATTTTTTATTAAAAGATCTGAATTTATCACCAGGGTTCCATGCCCTTCCGGTAATGACTTATATCAATATTATAAATATTGAAATATTTTTTTAAACTCTTGTAGTTACCACCGATTGGTCTTATTCCAAGTTTTCTACAAACATCCGCTATTGATAGCGATTCAATAACAAATCTTTCTAATAAATCTTTATCATACTTCATTATTATACATTTTAATTTTTTTTATATATTAAAATGTGTAGTCTTCCTTTACCAATGACTTTTAAGTTCGTACTCCTGGAGGGAGTTGAACCCTCACCCAAATCTATGGACAGCATTTTAAGTGCTGCGTGTCTGCCATTCCACCACAGGAGCAAATAAATAGAGGAAAGTTTCAAAGAGTGAATGTGGATTTGAACCACTAAGTTTGATTTTAAGTCAAATTGTAAACCATTTACGAAGTAACTCTTTTGATCACCATCTATTTAGTTGGGAATGTGGGTTACGATCCCACTACCTTTAGTATGTAACACTAACGCTCTCCCGATTGAGCTAATTCCCAGTATTTTAGTAGGAGATATGGGTTACGATCCCATTGCCTTCACCATGTCGAAGTGACGCTCTACCAATTGAGCTAATCTCCTATTATTTAGTACCGCACGTGAGGTTCGAACTCACTTAGTCAACCATATGAGGGTCGACCCTTTTCCACTAAGCCGCGGCATTTACTTTGAGCACCAGGAGGGATTTGAACCCCCGTTAATACGCTTTGCAGGCGTATGCCTAAAACCACTCGACCACTGGTGCGTGTCTTATTTTAACCATTTTCTTATAGTGTTATCAGAAACACCATATTTTCTACCAACCGATGAATATCCTAATTCAGATACCTCATGCTTAAGTTCTTCTATATCTGGTCTAATATTTTTTCGTTGTAGTAGTTTATAACATATATTACAATTAGTGGATTTTGAATTCATGAAATTACCACAACTACATTTTTTTTTATTTTCTTTTATTTTTTTCTCTTTCTCTTTTACTTTCTTTTTATTATTTTCACTCTTTGTCTTTTTACCAGAATAATTATCTGTTTTAGAATGACAATTTGGACATAATATCATTAGATTACTTAGATTATTATTAAATCTATCACCATCTATATGATGTAACTCAATTGGTATCTTCTCACCTAACCACTCACTTAAATTACAACTCTCACATATGTGATTTTTTATCCCGTCTTCTATTAACTTATTCTTTAATTTATGACTTGATAAATAAATATTATTATTTATATAATAAAGAGCTTCTTTTCTACTATTTGATATTTTATACCCTTTAGCCCCTTGATTACCAAAATATTCAATACCCATTATATCTAAGTATGAATTAAGTGTGGAGTATCTACAATTTAATATTTTACATATTTCTATTTTTGGTTTATTTTCACTAACCATACTAATTATCAAATCTCTTTTCTCTAATATATCATGTCTCATTTTTTTTAATTCTTTTTTATACACTATATATAAAAAAGTAATGTGTCTGTTGTATCAGTGGTCGGACTCGAACCGACAATGTTTTCCACGTGGGTATTAGTTCCTAAGACTAACGCGTTTCAACCAAATTTCGCCACACTGACATATCGAGCTGATGGAGGGACTTGAACCCCCATTTCATCTTTACAAGAGACGAGTAATGACCGTTATACGACATCAGCATTTAGTAGTTGATGCGGGTTACGATCCCACTACCTCCGACGTATCAGATCGGCGCTCTACCAATTGAGCTAATCAACTATTTAGTAGTCCTACCGGGATTCGAACCCAGACGAAACGCTTAGAAGGCGCTTATGCTATCCAGTTACATCATAGAACCATTTTTTGTCGGTAGGGTGGGATTTGAACCCACGTTATACTTTCGTATCCAGTGTATCAGACTGGTCCCTGAAAACCGCTCGGGTACCTACCGTTTAATCTATCTAATCTTTTTTGTTCTTCTAAATTGAAATGTATTTCACCATGACAATTTCTACAAACTAAAATACATTTATCAACTTCACTTTTTAATTTCTCAAAAGAGTTTGTTTTTCCACTAATTGTAAAGTCTTTCTCTTCGGGGTTTAAATGGTGGAATTCTAATGATGTTATACATTTGTTATAACCACATATTTCACAATTATTACCTTTATACTCTACTAATTTTATTTTAACTCTTCTTCTCCATTCTATTACATTTCTCGAATTTCTATTATCTTCTCTTAATTTATCTGATTTATTTTTATATCTTTTAATTGTACTTATAGATAAGTTAAATTTATCAGAAGCCTCTTTTATACTATGATTTTCACAATATTTTTTTATTTCATTTATATCCAAATCATTTACTTTTTTAAGTTTACCAATATCATTCATTCCATATCTCTTACAATGATATCCAATTGTCGATTTAGATATTTTTAGTTCTTTACTTATTTCATCATAACTTTTACCTTCATTTCTTAATTCAATTATTTTATCTTTTGTTTTCATAATCTCTAATATATTTTACTTATATATTAAAACTTATGAGCTTTCTTTAACCATTTTGGTTAAGTTAGCGGATTTGATAGGACTCGAACCTACTATCTTCTGCTTAACAGGCAGTAGCTTATACCACTTAAGCTTCAAATCCTTTATATTTTTGAGGGCCCGGTAGGATTCGAACCTACTTTATTTCAATTTTTCATACAGTGATTAACAGTCACCAGCTAAAACCATTAAGCTACTGACCCGTATGTAAAATAAAAAACCCTCAGATTTTTTGTCTGAGGGTTTTTCAAGTTTTTTATTCTATAAAAATTTATAGAGTAGTTAAGTCATGAAAACCCTCACTATGTCTAATACATAACGTATTTAACACCATCACTGTATTCAGTGTGTTATTTACATTAATCATATTTAAGTTAATAGTTCTCATTGTTTTTATATTTTAATTGTTTTTATTCTGTTTTAATTTTACTTTACAAAGATACAAAAGTTTTTTAAATATCCAAAAAGTTTTTTTAATTTTTTATTATATATTAAAAAACTTTTCTCCCTTTTGTGTTTTTGTTATATTTATACTACAAATTTAGTAAAAAGTTTTAAATATACCAAATTTTTATAATATTTTTTTCCAAAATCTTTCTGGAAGATGTATGTTCTCAATATTTACACACTCATTAAATAGTGGTGCAACATCTTTTGGTTTTAATCCAGCTAAACCACATCCTACTTCAGTTACTAAAAATATCAAATTCTGATTGTTTTTAGCAAATTCAATAAAATCATCAACAAATGGTTTTATCTCAACTATTGAAAGTGTTCTTCTAATAGAAGCGTCTTTGGTTGGTATTCCATAAGTTCTACCTTGTAAACCAGCGGCTTGACCCCATTTAGCTCCCCAGGTAAGAGCTTGTTTAGCTGCTCCTTTTCCGTGTCTACCAGATAAATTAGAACCAAAAACAAATATTTCATTTGTGTTTAGTTTTGTGATGTTATCTGATGTTACTCTATTTTCCATACGTGTTATATTAAAAATGAATAATAAGTTTATCTACCTCTTTTTCTATTGTGTGTTGTTGTACTATCATAGAAGTCAGGTTCTTTTTTAGAAACCCATTTTATGAATTTTTCCATCTCTGGATGTTCTTTAACCAACTCAGCATTATTATAATTCTTTTCTAATTCTTTTTCTGTAAATAATGAATGTATTTTTCGGTGACATATTTTATGTAACCATTCAGTTTCTTTACCACCTCTACATTTGGGAAGGAAATGGTGACGATCAACAAATTGATTTTCCCACATTTCTCTATCACAAATAGGACAAATGCCAATTACTTTCATAAGAGGAAGAAGTGGGAGTCGAACCCAGCCCGAGTTAACGAGCCCTTGTTTTCCAAACAAGTGAGAGGACCACCTCTTCTCGCATCTTCCGTTGGCGGAGAGCAGAGTATTCGAAACCCACACGTTGTCGTGCCACTCGCTTAGCAGGCGGTGCTGAGGACCTCCTCAGTTTACTCTCCATTTATTTTGGCGGAAGAGTGAGGTATCGATCCCCATACCTTTCGGTACCACTAGTTTTCAAGACTAGGTCAAGCGCCAGCTTAATTACTCTTCCATATGTTGCGGAAAGAGAGGGATTCGAACCCTCGGATCTTGTTTCAGATCTACGGTTTTCAAGACCGCTCCACTCAACCAACGTTACCCTTTCCAATTTTTGTAGTCATAGAGGGAATTGAACCCCCACCTGATCGTTCGTAGCGACCTGTCCTATCCGTTAGACGATATGACTAAATAAAAAAACCCTCAGATTATTAATCCGAGGGTTTATTATATAATATTATTATTACCTAATTATAAACACAATCGGATTACATGTCCACTACTCGAGCGACTTGACGAAACTAATATGTTTAAAATTGTTCTCATAATATTTTTTATTTCTTTGTTTATATATTACAAATGTAATACTTCCTTTTTAATTTTCCTAATTTATTATTTCTTTTATTTCTTCTATTGTAAAAAGTTTACCTTTATTATCATTTTCACATTTAGTATAACCTTCAATAAATGCTTCAATTATATTTTTATCGGTTATTCCTTTTTCTTCTGCCCATTTTTGAGCTTTCTTTTCAATCTTAGAAGGTTTTCTTCTATGATATGGTGTTAAGTCAGTATAGTTATCACTTCTTTCTGGCATATTTGTTTTTTATTTTTTGGTAGGGAGATGGGACTCGAACCCATGACCACGCGGTTAACAGCCGAAGTAACTCTTCTAATCAACACTCTTTCGAGGTAAAGTTATAGAAAAGTAAAGTACGTGCTCTACCAACTGAGCTACTCCCTACATATATATTTTAATTTGTTGCCCCGGTGGGGATTGAACCCACGATCCCCTGATTAAGAGTCAGGTGCTTTACCACTCAGCTACAAGGCAATTTAGTGGAGCCGACGGGTTACGATCCCGTTCCTCTGGTTTTTCAGACCAGCGCAATGACCACATCTGCCACAGCTCCTTATATTTTGGGTGAATAACGGGCTACGATCCCGCGACCTCTGGATTCACAATCCAGCGCTCTTACCAACTGAGCTATATTCACAGTGACCCCGGTGGGTTACGATCCCACTCTCCCCATATTAAAAGTATGGTGCTTTCCCGATTAAGCTACGAAGTCATATTTTTAGCACGGGTACCAAGATTCGAACTCGGAACAACGGTTTTGGAGACCGGCATGATACCATTTCACTATACCCGTGTATGTTAGCGCGTCACCAAGGACTCGAACCCTGACCCTTCGGGTTGGAACCGAAGATGCTAAGCCATTACACCAATGACGCTTGTATTTTAGTGACCCCGGTGGGATTCGAACCCACGGTCTTCCGATTAAAAGTCGGAGGCTTGAACCAACTCAGCTACGAAGTCATATTTTTAGTGGAGCCGACGGGTTACGATCCCGTTCCTCTGGTTTTTCAGACCAGCGCAATGACCACATCTGCCACAGCTCCTTATTTTGGGTGTACGACCGGTAACGATCCGGCTATCTTCACTTTCACAGAGTGACGGGTCTACCATTTCCCCTTCATACACCATTTATTTTAGTGACCCCGGTGGGATTCGAACCCACGGTCTTCCGATTAAAAGTCGGAGGCTTGAACCAACTCAGCTACGAAGTCATAAGAAACAAAAAAACCCAAGTCTTTTGAACTTGGGTCTGTTTGTAGTTATATTTTATTTTATAAAGTCGTTAAGTCTTCAAAAAATAAACACAATACTTTTCCAGTACCAAGTTCTGATTTATTGCTAAACCATTTGCTTGATTTACTAAAATGTTTATGTTTATTAATTGTTCTCATTATTTCTATATATTAAAAGTTTTTTCTCTCTTTGTTAATTTTATACTACAAATTTAATAAAAGTTTTTATATCTACCAAATTATTTGTAAAAATTATTGAAAATTGTATCTAAATCGTTTCCTTTTTCAATAACAATACAAATATAAGGAGATTATTTTAATCTACCAAATTATTTAGGTCCGTAACCTAATAAATTAATTTCATTTAATATTCTATTAAAATCCTTTATGAAATCTATAAACTTCTTCATTATTCTATCCAATTTTCTAATACTTCTTTTTCTAAGTTAAGACTTCTTAATAAGTTTTTAACTTTGTTTAAATATTCATCTTCATCTTCAAACTTAATTCTTGGTAATCTACCATCTAACACACCATTATAATAATCAAGTTTTTTATCAATAGCATCTATCAATTTTTCAAGATTAGGATTTCTGAATAAATAGTGTAACTCATCTGTGTAGTAACCTTTACCAGGTTTGATATCTAATAATTCACAATGTGATCTTGATAACATACCTAAATCGGTATCATAAACCTCTATTCTTAGATCTGTTATATAATATTTACCCATTTCTTCGGAGTAAGATAACATACCATCATAAAAATTATAATGTACACCATCATGGTCTAAGTAATTTTCACAAGCTAATCTACTTGTACTGATAGCATCACTATAAACATCAGACTCATCAGAAACATCACCATAATCAAATCTGGATATACTTATGGACCAACTATATATGTCATCATCGACTGAAGTTATTATTGATGTGTTATCACCTTCATAATAACTTCTATCTAAAAATTCAGAGTAGTAAGCATCATGTTCATTAATATATTCTTCTCTAAATTCATCATAAACTATATCATTTGAGTCTTCTGGATACCATCCTAAATATCTCCTATTACCTACTGATACTTCTACAGCATCATTTCTTCGTATGTATGATTCTAACCAATCAGAGTAAACAGCTTCATCTTCTGGAATCCTTTCATCATAATAATCAGACCAAACTCCACTATAATCTTCATAAGTACCATCTGTACAAGTTAATCCCCAATCTTGATCTTCGTTATCATCATTGTATAATAATCTATTATCAACATCTAATCTTTTGAATGTATCCATATATGGGTAGTAATTAAACTTAGCTTTATCTAATCTAATTCTGATGTCAATCCAATTATGATTTTCGCCTTTATATGTTATATCTCTTACTTGACTATAACCAGAGTATGTTCTTCTAGCCCATCCCATTTCATCTGAATAATCTTTGAATAATTTAGTTATTGAGTCATCCTTTCCGTAAATTCTATCCATGAAGAATTCGGCTTCTTCTATATCACTTGATTTATGATCATTTAATTTCCAAACAAGTGCTCTACCTAATACTTTATCTTCTTCATTTAAATAAACAAGAAGTTGTACTATTTCTGTATTTTCAACATAAATATCTAAATATTTTTGACATTTATCATATCTCATACAAGAATTTCCTAAATCTCCAGCTTCTTCTTCATAATTAGATACTAAATAATACTTTCTAATATCTTCTCCCTTAACTAAAATGAATTTATTTTCACCAGGTTTGTTTAAGTTTTTGAAGTTATTGACAAACTCTTCAACTTCTTTTGAAGAGTATTTACCTGGAAATATTTGATTGACTAATCTACCAATACCTGTTGAGTTTCTTGATTTTGTACTTAATTCATAATCTTGATATGTGAATAGGTTTCGTATCTCACCATCTGTTATAGTACCCCCTTTCATCTTTTCCTCTATATCATTAAATAAGTTTTTTGCTATATCTGGGGTGTATTTAGCCTCAAGTCCTTTTTTTATTAGGGAAACTGCTTTTTTGAATTGTGTGAATTTAATATCACCTTCATTATCACCTAATGAAATAAAAGTCATATCTGGTTTTACATCGGTGTATTCAACTTCTAATAGATTTTGAGCAATTACACTCTTTTTTAGATTTCTTAATTTTATTAAAGAATCTTTGAAATCTCTTGTATAGAAAATCATAGATTCATTTATAGCACTTTCTAATATTAAGTCTTCTTTAAATGAATTATATCTGTGTAACATTATAAAAAATGAATTTTAATTATATATTAAAATTCATTCCTCATTTTCATACTCTTTTCTTATACATCTAACTGAAAGGAAATCTCCCAAGTCGGCTTTTCCTCTTCCAACATTGTATATTTCATCAAACTCTATACCCCATGCTTTTTCACCATCTTTAGTTGATGTCCAGTAGAATGATCCTTTTATAACAATTAATGACTTTTTAATTGTATCGTTAATAGTATCGGTCTTGTAACCTTTGTATCCATTGTTATTATTTACAAATGCTTTTAGTTGATCTTCGCTTAATGTATTTATTAGTGTGTCCCAATCTTGTTTAGATGGTAGAAACCAACCAGTTGGACAAGAACTCATTGCTCCTTCATAGTTTAGTTTTAAAGAATCGTAAGTAGGATTTATAAAACTACCAATTCCTTTTTGATCTCTTTGAGTTTCAAGATTTAGTAGGTATTTTTGATCTTTATATGGTATTAAATCATCTCGCATCCAAGAAACAAAGTGTTTTATACCACCATTATCATCGAATATGGGAATTTCTATAACTCTATATAAATGAAAGTTATGATGTATATGACCTTCTTTTAATCTAACTTGTTTATCTTGTGATAAAGATATAAGTGATAAAAGTGTAAAGATTAATAATATAAAATATCTCATAATATACTATTTAGTTTTTTATTTCTAATCTCACTTAAATAATCTTGAGTTCTAACAAATGCTTTTATATTAAATCCGTTTTTAGTTTCAGCATTAAAAACTATTGCGTCTATTAAGATACCAGAATCAAAAAATTTACCATCTTCAAAATAACTACCATTCGAATTAGGAGTTATACTAATAATGTTGTGATTTTCATTTTCATTTTGACTATTAGCCAATTTTATTATTAAATCGATATCTATATCTTTTAAATTCATAAAAATGTTTTTATTTTTTAATATATAAAGATATGAAATTTAATTCACACAACAAAATTAATTTTATTGGAATGAAATCAAAAAAACATATCAGAGATTTCAGGATATTTGAATATGTTAATAACAATGTTGATGTTGTTGTTGGTTTATTAGTTTTATGTAAATCCACCAATAGAGTTTTCTTAATTCAAAGAAATGATACAAATCAATATTGGTCAATATTAACTGGTGGTTATGATCCAAAAGTTGATGTTGATTATTTAGATTGTATAAAAAGAGAAATGTCTGAAGAACTTAGATTTAATGATATTAATTCGATAAAAATATCAAATGGTGGTGATGAGTTTATCGCATCTAAAAATAGAAACTTTAAATATTTCTATGGTGTTGTGGATAAAGAATTTTCTGTTATATTGGATGATGAAAATTTAAATTGGGGTTGGTTTTCAATGAATGGTGAATCAACAATCAATGGTCAATTTAATTCATTCGGTTTACCTGATAATCTTTATCCAGGAGTAATTCAAAAAATACAAACTATATTTAGTATTTATTAAAAAAATCTTTTTCAACATCAAAAGTTGATTTCTTACCAACATTTTTCAATTCATCTTTAATCCATCTATCAGCAACTTGTCTTCCAGCATTCTTTAATTTTAAAAGAAAATTTAAATCAGTATTCATTTTAGTTGAGTAATCTAATTTACCTAATGTTTCATAACCAGATATTAAGTGTACAAATATTTCTTCACTTCCATATTTACCTAAATCTAAACCATCTCTAATTAATTCATTTCTAATTTGTATCATTCTCATTTCATTCATTAATGAGGAATTGAAACATATTTCAGTTACTCTATCATTTATATCTTTTGCATTCATAGGAACTTGATTTATATTTATAGAGTTTAACTTAATTAAGATTAAATCTGTTACTTTTGAGTTTAGAATTAGTGGTGAAAGTGGTGGATTTCCCATATATCCACCATCCCAATAGTAATCATCACCAATTTTAACAGCTTGAAAGACACTTGGTAGAGCAGTTGATGCCATTACCGAGTCAATTGTAATGTTTCTACCATTAAATATTTTTACATTATTAGTTTTAACATTTGTTGCACAGATGAATAATTTCACATTAGTCTTTTTTAGCTCATTAAAATCAACTATATTTAGTAATATATTTCTTAAAGGATTTATATTAAGTGGATTGAATTGGTAGGGAGATATAAATTGAGTGAAATATTCAACAAACGGATAACTTAATTTAAATCCATGTTTGGATATATCTACCCAAAGTTTTTCAAGTAGTTCTTTGGCTTTTTGGCGACCGCCTATATGTAAACCCCATGTCATTACAACAGCATTTACAGCACCAGCTGAAGTACCACAAATTGAATCAAATGATAACTCTTTTTCATCAAGTTCTAACAATCTATCCAACACACCCCAAGCGAAGGCTCCGTGAGAGCCTCCTCCTTGTAGTGCTAATCCTATTTTACTCATATTAAATAAACTTTTTAGTATCTTCGATAAACTTTTCTAAACCAATATCAGTTAGTGGGTGATTTAAAAGAGATTTTATTACATCTAATGGAGCAGTTATAACATCACAACCTAATTTAGAACATTCTATAATGTGCATTGGATTTCTAAGAGATGCTGCTAAAACTTTTGTTTTTATATCAGAGTAATTATCAAATATAGATAAAATATCTTTAATTAGTTTTACCCCATCAGATGATACATCATCTAATCTTCCAACAAACGGTGAAACGTATGTAGCACCAGCTTTAGCTGCTAAAAGAGCTTGACCTGGAGAAAATATTAAAGTACAGTTTGTTTTAATTCCATTTTTGGATAACTTTTTAATCACTTTAATACCATCAGCAGTCATAGGTACTTTAACAACTATATTTTCATGTAGTTTTGATAGTTTCAAACCTTCTTCTAACATTGATTCGTAATTAGTTGAAAGAACTTCAGCTGATACGTGACCGGATGTGATGTCACAAATATCAATATAATGTTGTAAAACATTTTGATGACCTTGAATTCCTTCTTTAGCCATAAGAGATGGATTTGTTGTAACACCATCTAATATACCAAGTTCGTGAGCTTCTTTGATTTGATTTAGGTTTGCTGTGTCGATAAAAAATTTCATATTTTATTTTATTTTTTAAAAGTTAGGATCGTTAGGATCTAATTCTTTTACAATGTGTTCTTCTATCCAAGACTTTGGTATATAAGATAAGAGTGAATAGATAACACCAACTAAGATTAATGTAAATGGTAGCATAATTATTTCTTCTTTTTTAATAACTCTTTTGCTGACTTAAAGTTAGCTATAGTTTCATCTGAAAGATTTTTTGTGGGTAGTGATTGAAAATTGTGACATCTTAAAACTGTTTCATACCATTCAACTGAATTGCTTACATTTAAGAGTATAAAGTTTTTAAGTCTATAATTGTTAACTATTTCTTTGAATGTGTCTTTATTACAACCATGTACTCTTAATTTTTCTAATATTGTATTTTTTTGTCTTCCCTTTTCAGCAATTTCTTCTAACATATTCCTAAAGTTTAAGATAGCTTCCTCATACTTATCTGTTTCACCTAAGATAACTTTTAGTTGAGTATCTCTATCTCTTTCTTTAATTGTATTTTTGAAAAATTCCGAAGCTTGATAAGAGCTTTTGAATTCAAATTCAAAAATTTCGCCAATTGTATTTTCACTAATAGCTTTCATAAGAGCTTTTTCATTTCTGAAAAACTTACCGCTACCCCATTTTCTTTTTAAGAAAAAGACTTTATTATTTTTCTGATTCCACATCTTTACACATTTTTTCTACTATATCTTCTTCGATTAAATCTTCAACATCTTTGTTTTCATTTACAAATAAATCTGTAGCATCTTGTATATCAACATCTACGTTATTATTTTTAAAGAATTCTTTCATCTTTTCCAAATTGATTTGGTTGCAAATAACAACTGATGTTATGAAATTATTTTCGTTAACTAAATCAACTGATAATTTCAAATCTAAATCCAACATAGCTTGTTGATCTTTTTCTGAAAGATTATTATTTAGATTCTTATTTGTTTCTTCAGTAAGATTTGTATTTATTAAATAAACTCTATTCATATTAGGTAATATTTTTTATTTATATGAAAAATTCCTTAAAAAGTTATTTAAGTATTTAATATATATGTAATGAAATACATTAAAGAATGGGCTTTATTTGAGAGTTATAACTCGGTTGATGAATTTGTTTATTTTGTTGTTAATAGTTTGAAGAAGTATAATATTTTTCAATCTGAAATGACAGATTTAATTGATAGATATTATAATGAGATTGAAGAGGCTTATAATAATGGTAAACAACCATTTCAAGTTGCTGAAAAAATTGCTAAGGATTTAAATTTAGATAGTGGTGGTCTAATGCAATATAGAGTAGGTGGTAGTCATGGTGCTGGTTATCAAGAAATAAAATATTTATAATTATGAAAAGAATTAAAACATATGATCAATTTTTTGAAGATGGTACAGCTGCTGTAAATGCTTCAACAACAGCCGGTATGGGTGCCGTTACAAATGCTGTAGTTGGTTCTATACCTGGTGTTCCTAATGGTGCTCCTGGTAGTGATGCTACATTTACTTTAGGTGGAGTTGCTACTAAACAACCAGTTGGTGGACCAGCTGATGTTTCTGATGCTAGATTTCTTAAAAAGGAAAAAACTAACAAAGTAGAAGATATTAAGAAAAAGAAAAAAGAAAAAGATGATGAAACATCTAAGTAGTTTTAAAATTTTTGAGAAAAAAGAAGAAAAGACTAAAGCTCAAGAAATGATTGAAGATTTCAAAAAAGAGTTTGGTACTGAATTAGATGATAAATTTGAAGTTGAACAGATTGAACTTTTGATTAAGGCATTTAAATTCTTTAACGAAAAGTTTATCAAAAATAAAATACATAAAATAAAATTAGAAGATTTGGGTGGTGTTCATGGTAAATGGAAAGATACACCTAAAAAGAAAAATATGACTTTAAATCCAAGTATTTTTAAATTTAAAAAAGAATTTGAAAATGGAGTTGATGATGTTCCTTATAAATTATTTGTTATTGTTCATGAAATAGGACATTGTATAGACCATATTGAAAAGGTATCATTTTCTAAAAAATGGCAATCAATTTCTGGTTGGAAAAAATGTGATAGAGATGAAGTTATACCTAAAGGATATGATCGATATATAGAAAAAAGAAAGGGAAGAGAAAAAGCTGGTCCAAAAAAATCAAACTGGGTTCATAAAGAAGATGCTGATTTTTGTAGAAAATATTCTTCAAGAAATCCGAGAGAAGATTTTGCTGATAGTTTTGCTTTTGCTGTCTTTAAAGTTTGGAATAAGTTTAAAGGAGAAGGTGGTAAAGAAAAACTTGAAATAGTTAAAAAAGTTTTATGTGAAATAGATTAAAAAAAGACACTCATTTGAGTGTCTTTTTTTTATAAATCTCTACTTTTACTATCTAAGAATTGTTTTTCTTCTTCTGATAAAGAATCTAAACCTTCTTTACCAATCTTATCTAAGATAGAATCAACGTCAAATTCTGTTTGATTTTGATAATCTTGATTTACAACATCTTTTATTATTTCAATATCTACAAAGTTTTTATCAATTTCTGGAATTGATCTTTTAATTTCTTCATTTCCATAATATTCACACTCAACCATCATTTTAACTTTAGTTATTTCTGCAACAACTTTGAAAACACTTTCGGGAATAATACCTTTTGGTATTCTATCAGAAACAATGAAATTTCCAACTTTCATGGTTATATTAACTCTTACTTTGGACATTTCAAAATTGAGTCTTTCTTCATACATCATTTTTGATGTCATTTCTGAAATTTCTTCAAATTTCTCTGATGAATTATGACTTTTTGGAACAAAGAACCCAAATGAGCAATAAAACTCAATCTTTGATTCATCAACTTCTTTTTTTGAGAAACTAACAGATTTGACATTTTCAATCCATTGTTGAATCTCTTCAAATTTAACTAATTCGTCTCTCTTAATATCGACTGTAAACATATAAAATAAATTATTAATTAATGATACTACAAATATAAGGAAAGTTTAGATAACTCTAGCATATCTTGGTGTAGAAAATCCACCTGTGTGAATGGAAAGAGCGTATAATAATATCTTAGTTAGTATTTTATCAACTTCATTTTTAGTATTTCTTTCTCCGTTTGATAGAGTTCTTGGTGATTCATCTTTATTATCAATAATACTAAGTGCTCTTATTATTTGAAGAGATTGAATTTTTGATATTAGTTTTTTTTCTAAACTATTATTATTTCTACCCTTTAAGTCATATGTTATTTTTATACCTACTGGTTTATATTTAGATATTTGATAATTTATATCATCTATAATATTTTTTAATTCATCAACCGTTTTTTCTTTTAATTCATCAACCGTCTGTAATGGATTTTCTTTAATAACAGAATAAACATACTTATAAAAAGGTGATTCTTCAATAAATTTTTTCATCATTGTGAAATTTATCTTTCCATGTCTAGCATAAACACCATCAATTTCAGCATCAACATTTTGAAATTTACTAGAATCTGTTGTATCAATTTTTATATTTCTTTGTCTAATAATTGGTTTAATTTGTCCTTTTGGTATCCAAGTAGATAAAGTGTCAATTTTAGATCCAATTCCCTTATCAACTTCTGGTTCTAAATGAAATTCAGTAACATCAAAATCTGGTAACTCAGCACCAGCTTCATTGTTTGTAATCACACGTCCACTTAATAGTTTAACACCAATTTTCTTTAGTGAAATAGGTATAAGTGTTCTTTTTTCAAATTCAGCATTTAATATTCTATTTAAATCTAAGATATCAACTGCTTTTTTTATTGAGTTACATATTTCATCATAATCATCTTGATTAGAAGTTATAGCCCAAACATCAGCTGGGCAATATTTAGAAAAGTCCGTAGTTATAAACTGTTTGTAATATTTTGGAAATTCACTAAACTCATCAGCTTTGGATAGTATTTTAAATTTATTTAAAATTACTTTATTTATTGAGTTTGGATTTTTATCTGAATTATGATAGAATTGATAATTAATTCTATCATCAAATAAAATTCTACCACCAGAACTCGCATTAGCTATATTATTAATAGAGTTTTTAAAAGTAGCCATCCAAAATTTATCATATAAAAAATAATCCATATTTCTGATTTTAAAATCATTTGTTATGTGGCAATTATTTGGATATACTTCACCTATAAATTGATCTAAATATTCATTAACATCATTTTGCGTAAAGTTTCTACCTAATTCTATTCTTCTTGATATTAAAAACATTTGAATTATTTCATTCTCATTTGTGTTCATACCAGCCCCAGAAGATCCAAAATCAATAGATTTGAATAGGTCTGTTAGTTTATATGTATTACCATCAGAGGTTTTGAAAACTTTATTTCTAGCAAAAAATGGTTTTGATTTTTCTGGAGAGAAATTTCCGTGTTCATCGGTTATTTGAGATAGGGGATCTAAATCACTATCTATATCAATATATTGATTTGATCTTTTATCTAATATTTGTGTTACGATAATCTTAGTACCATTTGGTAATTCGAGAGGTTTATTATTTCTTATTTTATCAATTAAAATATCACCCCTTAGTTTATCATCTTTTGACTTTTCTAAGTCTTTAAATTTTAAATTTGCTTCAAAGAATTTACTAAATTTAATGATCTCCATAAACTATATATAAAATATATAATTTTATAAAGTATCTTTTTTGGGTTTAAATATCTCCAAAACTTTTATCTTAACAATAATTCTACCAGTTTTGTGATTTCCTATTTTATTGAATGCGTTTTTGCTTAAATCAATTCTCATGCCTTTGGTACCACCCATTCTATCAGTTATTTCAACTGTATCTGATTTATTATTACTTATATTAGTAACTAAAATTCTACTCTTTTTTGGTAAGTGATTATAAGCAGCAGTTGAGTATTCTCTGTGAACTTTTCGGTGTCCATCGGTTTTATACCAGGTTGCTATATGATCGGTTTTCTCAATTTTATCAATATTGTGTTTAACTTCTGTTTTGATAAACTTTATGTTTTTATCTAATTCTTTTTTAAAACCTTTTTCGGTATTATTAAAATCAATTGGTTTTGATAGTTTTAGAACTTTTATATCTTTAAAATTATTTCTTAATCTTAAATCAATTTTTGTATTTGCTTTTTTATTTATTGCGTAAATAAAATTATAAGTTAAAGATGAACTTATAAAAATAAGTAAAAGCGTAGCTATTATTCTCTTCATAAGGAATTTATTTTTAAAAATTATTATATGATTTAAAGGATGAAAAGTTTAAATATCTTTAAACTTTTTAATTATTCTATATTTTAGAAGTGGTTTATCGTTGATGGTGATATCACCTTTTTTATTTTTACCAATCTTTTTTACCTTGACTTTTTTATTTTTGAATCTACCGCCTAATACAGTATCACCAACTTCAATTGGAATTTTTATATCTTCAAATGTTTTTAAGTATTTCATGAAAATGTATTAATTGGTTTTTCTAATCTATTTTCCCAACCTTTTCCAAACTCTTCTTTCTCATCAGCATCGGCATTTGTCAAGTATTGTTCTAATCTATTATTTTTTATAAATTTATGTAATTTTTTAAGATCTTCATTATCCATTTTATTTATAACTGGTGTTAATTTGTCATGAACATCGTTCCAACTATCAATATTATCAACATCATGTCCTAAATCATCCATAGCATAAACTAAGACTTTCTTAGCAGCTCCTGGTCCTTGATTAACACAAGCATCATATAAAATGTTCGCAATTGGTTGGCTTTTAATATTGTGAAATCCTTGTGGATTCCAATATTCAGCTTCGTATATTTTAGTTGCAGTCTCTTTTGATAAAGTCTTCATTATGTTTTTCCATTTGACACCTATATCTTTTTTATTAACAAACTTTTGATCAAGTTTCCATTGTTCGCCAAAAGAAAGTAATCCTCTACCACAGAGTTCTTCATATCTATGACCATAACATTGTTTTAAAGCTTTAATTTCTTCATTTGTTGATGGTTTTATATTTGTTTTTATTAATGTGAAGGCTGCTATACCATGATTTGTACCAATTAAATATCCAGATTTATCACCGGTTGTATAATTTCCACCATCTGTTGGATTTTCTGTATATCCACCCTCAGCAAATGAGACTAATTTATTAGCTTCATCAAAAGAAGATTTTTTTGAGTTATCAACTTTAGTGTCTTTAACTTCAGCGCTGACCGTAGTTTCTTTCTCTGGTGAAATTGAAGTCATTTTAACTTCTTTTAAAACTGGTTCTTTAGCTATATCACTATCAGTTATCAACTTACCGATTGGTAAACTTGTTACAGTGAATATTAGAATTGCTAATCTTGTAAACAAGTCTTTTTTAATAGTATATGGTAATTCTTTTAATTCTTGAACAAACTTATCAAAATACTTTTTAACTTGTTCTTTATCTAATTTTTGAATAAAGGCTTTGATTTTTTCAGTTGGAAAAAGTTTAATATCAAAACTAACAGGTTCTTCGCCTTGATTTATATAATCTTTAAATTTACCTAATTTTGTTCTTATTTTAGATGCTTTTGATTTAGCTAAATCAACATACTTTTTAATATCTTTTTTAAGATCTTTAGTTTGTTTTTCGATCTCCCACTCAATCTGTAATGGATCTTCATCTTTTGTCGGTTCAAACTTTTTGGACGGTTCGATATCCCAAGTGATAGTATCTCCTACATTTACTTTATCTTCAGGTTTAGTAAAATCCCACTCCATTGTAGGTGAATTACTTTCAACCATTTTGAAAATTTCATAGATTATTTGTTGAAATTGATTTTCTAAAAGAAAATCATCATATTTAGATATTTTGTTCATAAAGTATATATTAATTTATGAATCTTTTTTTCTATCCAACTTCTTCTGTTTTTGTTCTTCTGATAAAAAACTTGAAGGTAATATCTTATCTTCTTGTTTAAATACTTTTAATAATATGAAAACTAATGTACCACCTGGTAAAATACTTAATGAAGTAAGACCTAAAACTTTGAAAAGATCACCAGCTTGTTCTTTAACTCTATTTTTCTCTTCTTTCGTCAAATCTCTTCTTTTACCATCTTCATCCAATAGTTCACCTCTCGATTCTTTTAAAACTAAATCGAATGCTTCTTTTGTTTCTTTGCCTTCTTTTTGTAACTTGTCAATAAAATCGTCAAAACGATTTTTTAATTTATCGACAAGTCTATTTAGACCTTTCATTGACTTTAAGTATTTCATATTATAAAACAAAAATATTAATAAGTTATATACTATATATAAAAAAATATATTTAACTTTGTAATTATGAAAATTTATTATTTAGGAGATATTCACGGCAACTTTAATGTTATACATCAATATATCAATCGATTTGATATAAAAGATGCTCATATCATTCAAGTTGGTGATTTTGGTGTTGGGTTTAAATCTCTTGAAAAAGAGAAACGATTGCTTGAAATGTATCATGATCGATTGGTTAAGAATAATGTTACTGTTTGGGCAATTCGTGGAAATCATGATTACAAACCACATTTTGATTTAGATCCATTTGGATTTACTAATATTAAACTAATTCCAGATTACACTGTTTTAGAATTATTTGGTAAGAGAATTCTTTGTGTTGGTGGTGCTGTCAGTGTTGACCGTACTTGGAGATATACATTTAAACAAAAGAATGGTGTTTTTGAGAACCAAGGTCTTGGTATTGAAAGTTGGTGGCCAGATGAAATATTTCAATTAGATATAGATAAAATCTGTGCAATGAGAGATATTGATATTGTTGTAACACATACTTGTCCTCATTACTGTCCACCTGATAATACATTTAGTTTTGGTCCATTTGTTGAAGGCATTATTCGTGATACTGGTGATGTTGGATTAAAAACAGATTTGAATGTTGAAAGACAAGCTGTGACTGAAATGTTTCATCTTTTAAAACTAAATGGCAATAATGTTAAATATCATTACTATGGTCACTTCCATAATAGTGAAGTTCAAAATTATGAAGATTGTCAACATCGTATGTTAGGTGTTGGTGAGTTATGGTTACAGGCTGATTTTTAATATGAGAAGTGAAACAATAATTTATTTAAGGTGGAAACTTACTGGTAGAATTGAGCACTTTGTAAACTTAGGTAAGTTATACTTCTATTACTCTGAAGCTGAATTAGGAGTATCGAGGCATACTTTGAATAAAAAAGATTTATTTGATGGTTATCAAAATGATACTATTGAAGTAAGAAAAACTATTGTTAGATAAGAGACCAAATTGGTCTCTTTTTTTTATCCAGTTACTATAATTTCACCTAAATTATGTGATAGTATCATCCACTTGAAATTATGTCTTTTTAATAAATTTAATGTTTTATTCTGCATGGTAGTTGAATTACCAGTTACAATAGAAAATGGTGGTTTGTTCAACAGAATAAAGTCTTCAACAATCATATCAACATCAATGTGTTTTATTCCATGTAGATCTAATTTATTTTTCATATTTAATATATATAAAAATATTTAAAAAGATGGTTATTTAATCATTTTTAAAAAATAAATTAATCACTATGGCTGCAAAAGCATCAAAAACATCAAACGTGAGAACTCACATTGCGAAGCCTCACAAAAAAAGACCTGGAGTTCACTCTAAAAAGAAATCTTCTAAATCTAAAAGAGCTAAAAACTATAAAAAGTCATATAAAGGTCAAGGTAGATAATAAAAAAAGTGGTATAAATTATACCACTTTTTTTATTAAAAACATTAATATGAGTAGATAATAAAAAAAGTGGTATAAATTATACCACTTTTTTTATTAAAAACATATAATGAATAAAAATGTATAATTAATATGATTTTACAAATATTTTATATTGTTTTTTTGATGTTTATTTGGTTTAAAACTGATTTCTTTGTGGAATATTCAAAAATATTTAAACTTTCTAAGTTATTTAAAATCCAAAATTGGAATGATTATAGAAATATAAATCCTAAAATAAGTTATTTAGAGTATATTAGAATAAAGCATTCAACATTTTTAGTCAAGATTATTACTTGTGAATATTGTCTTCTTTTCTGGATAGTTTTAATTAGTTGTTTATTTATGAAAAATATAATATATACACCATTTATATATGTGGTGAGTCTTTTAATATATAAATTGTTATGGAAATAAGTAAAATTTTAGTAGTTCAGTCTCCGGTTCACTTTTGGAACCTATTAAAAAATCGAGAAGAGATTTTTGAAAATGTTTTGGATTTAGTAATGTTTATTGATACTGTTGACCTTTATATTAATGGTTGTGAGTGTGATAAAAAAACTAACTATAATTTAATGATTGGTCAATATAATAGCATTAAAGATAATCCGGTTATGATAAATTATCTCTTAAAATCTTTTGAATGTGATAAAATTAGATTTCAATAAAAAACCCACTCAAATAGAGTGGGTTTTTTTTATTGAACACTTACTATTTCAATATCAAAGACTAATTCTTTTCCTGCTAATGGATGATTTCCATTAATAACAACGTGGTCTTCATTAACAGCTTCAACTATTACTCTAACTGGTTGTCCATCACCAGAATCAGCTTGTAATTCTTGACCTACTTCAACTTGTCCTGGTAATTTATCTAATGGAACTTGTACAAATAATTCTTGTCTAACTTCACCGTAAGCTTCGTTAGCTGGAATATTTATAGTAACTTTATCTCCTACGTTTTTTCCCAAAATAGCATTTTCAAATCCTGGTATAATTTGACCAGTACCAACTTGAAATTGTAATGGATCTCTTCCTTCAGAAGTATCAAAAACTTCATTATCTGGAAATCTCCCTGTGTAATGTACTTCAACAGTACTTCCTTGTGTAACCATATATTATTTTATTTTTTATTTATACTATAAATTTTTAAAAAAGTTTATTTTACAAACTTTTGATAGTTTTTTGATAGAAAATATATGATTCCTTTTTCTGATATTGAAAAACTAAATTCAGTAATTAATGAAGCTGATACGAGGTATAATTATATGATTATATCAGCTCATATATTTAATATGTTAGAAAACCTACCTGATTTTTATATAAATCCAATGGATAAAAAATTTAATGAAGGTATTATAAAAGTTGGTGTTTATAAATACTATGATGTTTATTTGGACTTATTAATGCCTCCAAATGAAATTCTTTTTTATTGTGACAAGTCTTCGATGAGAGATCAGAAGTTGGATATGTTATTAAATGGAAGTGATCATGTATTAAAAGAAAAAAGAGTTAGTATTAACTAACTCTTTTTGGAATTCATATTTAAAATTATTTATCAAAATTTTTAAAATTTAATATTTTATTTTCATTAGTTTCATCTTTGATAATATTACCTTGTTTATCCATTTTAGTAACATCTTCAGTTGGTACAACTTTATAATTTACTTCAGGTTCTTTTGGTGTATATTTAGATTCTTCATCATCTTTCCATTTTAAACCAAAGTCCCATTTAACTCCTGATAAATCACCAATTATTTTATTTTTAAATAGATCTACATATTTTTTACCTTCATTATTTAGAATTAATTTACTAACTTCAACAGTCTCACCATTTTCATTTTCAGTTTCCTTAGATACCTTACCAAAAACATTTGAAATTGAACCAATACCACCGTGTCCACCAGAAACAGTAATTTCATCTTGACCAATTGTAGTATCAGGATCATAATAATTTAAATGTTCTTTAAAGTTATTTAATAAATAAGTCATATATTCACCTAAATCATTAATAGGTTGTCCAGCACGTGGTCCACTTTTGTAGTTAGGAACTTCCATATCTTTGATATTTCCATAAGCACAAACTTGTAAAGTTCCACCATATTGAAGTAAGATGAATTTTGGTAATTTAGGTACTGTCCAAACGTTTCCAAACTTATCAATTCTTCTACTCATTAAATAAATTTCATCTTCTGATAAAAATTCTTTTAATTTAGTTGGGTTTAGAGAATCAAGTTTATCTAATTTCCCATCTGATATAGCAGTAGATATTTTATTCATTATTATACCCATTTCATAATCTTCTTGTATAATAGTTCTTGCTCTAAGTGCGTTAGCCCAAGTTCCAGTCGGTACAAAAGCTAAATCACCAATCATTGCATATCCATCAGCGAAAATAGATCCTGAATTACCATCTGTTACATATCCACCTGTTCTTTGAAAATCCGCTAAGAACTCACTTTGTGACATATAAACTTTTTTATTCTTTTTAGAACCTCTTGTTTTCTTTTGCATTTCACCAAGTCTCCATTCAGCATCCTTTAAGAAATCTTTTGGTTGACCAGTTCTTGGAAATTTATTATGCTCACCATAAACCTTTTTCATTGCGTTAAAAATAGAGAATATAGAAGCGTCATAGCAATTGTGAATTACCGAGATAAGAGTTTTGTGATCACCTCTTTTTAACATTTGGTTAAAAGCAGCTGCAAACTCTAATCTACTTTTTTCACTTTTTTTAATATCAGATAAATTGTAATCTAAAAGTCTCTTCCAAGAAACACCATACTCATCATATTTAGCAGCGTCAATCATTCTAATAACTGATACTGTTAAATCATCTTGTGGAATTCCTAAGTTTAAGCAAATTGCCTCATAAGCTGAAGCTGTTTCTGATTTACCAACTGGTGCTGATTTATACTTTTCTTTTTGTTCTGGTGTAAATACTCCGTGATGATCTAAGTAGTAATCAATATATTCGTCTCTTTCATCACCTGGCATATTAGCAAAGTCAACAACAACGTTAATAAGTTTTGGATCAACTGTTGTGTATTTCCAACCATCTGAATAATTTAAAATACCATATTTAACAATTGTAAATCCGTTATCAATTAAGTATTTTTTAACTTCTATCGCACTAAATATACCATCCATATCATCGTGTGTATAAAGAGCAACTTTTTTACCATCTTTGCCTTTCTTTAACCAATAATCTTCTTTCTTTGGAAGTCTTGGTGAAGCTTCTTCATTTATGAAGTTAAAATATTTTTTTAAAATTCTCATTATATTTTATGTCTTTTTTTTATATATTTATTTTGATTTTCCGAAACCTGTTATTTTGCCCTCTTTATCACCTTTGTCTCTATCTTCTTCGTATCTAACATTAAAGAAGTTTTCATGGTCATTAACAATTTTAACTTCGGAATCTAAACTAGCATAAGGTCCAAGTTCTCCAGATCTAAATACACCACCTAACATTTCACTATTTAAGAATCCTTCCATGAAGTAACAGTTCTTTAATGATGAACCATCAACTCTACAAGAAAGTATTTTTGAATTATCGGCTTCGGTGTGTTCTAACTTTGATTTTGAAAGTTGTGAATTTTTAACTTCACATCCTAAGAGTGAACAATTTTCAAATATTCCTTCAAGATTGCAGTTTATAAATTCATAATTTCTTAGTGTTGATGATGTTTTTATATCAGCATCAACTATTTCCATAGTTTGGCTTTCGGTTACATAATTAATTATACAATCTTTTAAATCATTTGTACCGTCTATTAAATGGTAAATTTTAGAATAAATCTTATCATAATAAGTTGATATTATGTCATAATTATTATTTTGATCAATTTGAATTTGTATAGTAGGATAATCAACTATGAAATTGTCATATTTTGAAAAGTTTTTAAATCTTTTAATATTGTCTTCTAAATACTCTTCAAGTTTATTAATATCTTCTGAGTTAAATCCAACATCAATTGAATCATATACATTGATGATAAATCTATCCATAAAGTAGATTAATTGACCAACATTTTTTTCAAAATCTTTACCACCAATATATCTGAATTCTAATCTTTGACTTTCTTTGTTATTATTTATATGTATGAAATTTATTCCATAATACTTATCATTTGGAACTCTTAAATTGTTTTTGATGACACCAATTGATATATTAAAGAAATCATATTCTTTATAAGGTATTATTTTTTTGATTGTTTTTGCATAAACATTATCTTTTCTTGATGGATAATATCTATAAATTTCATCCTCATCAGTATTTAAAATAAGCTTAAGTATGTTTAAATCATTTAAATCTTTATCATCTTTATTGAAGGATAAGTTAAAGTGTATTGAACACTTATCATTTGTATATCCATAATTTTGAATAAAATTAACTATTTTAACTAAATAGTATTTAGCATCATAATAGTCAAGTGGTCCTGTAACTAATTCAACCATGTTAGAACCACCTGAAAGGTCTGGTTCAATCTTAAAGTTATCTTTATCTGGAGTAAAGTCTGAGTGATACTTTCTAAAACCCCAAACTTTTACCGGTTTAAGTTCATTATTAAGTATTTCAAGTGTTTTATAGAAAGAAAGGTCTTTCATATAAAATTCAAATTCAAAACCAATTTTAGCTGATTTTAGTTTACTGCTTTGGTTTAAAAATTTATCTGAATATTTCTTCATAAGAGTATATATTAAAATATATTTCTAATTTTTTGAGGAAAGATATTTTGTTTTATATATAAAAAATAGTTTAGACATTACTATGTGTCAATACTAAAAATTTTGAAAGATAATGAACTTTTTTTGTGTATATGTTAAGACCCGTAAAAAGATGGATAAATATATCAAGGTCAATAGGGTTAGGAATAAATATATTATAGATATAAAGAAAATAATTGAAGAGGAAGAATTAAGTCCAAGTGATGATAAAACATATTTAAAAATTCTAATATTCAATAAAATTCAACAAGCTATAAGTAAAAAGAAGGATATTTATTATATTCCTGACTTTGATAATGACTTTTCTATTGAGAAGTTATTAAATTTAAAAAAAATACTCGGTGAAAATGACTTTAATGTCTTAATATTTTATAACGAGTTCCGTAAAAATCCTGAAATAATAGATGATGTTTTTAGTAATTTGTCTAAATTCTCAAATTCACAAATTATTAGAGATTATTAATATACAAGAGATTAATAATCTTAATATATAAAGAAAAAATCTTATTACTATGGCTATTTTAGGTGGTTCACCATTAGGTCTAATTGGGGTAACATCAAATTCATCTGGTGGATATTCTACATTTAATGGTGGTAAAACAAGAAATGTTCGTGTATCTAGTTATAATCAATCTAAAGAATTATCATTATTTAGTGGTAAAAGAAAGTTGAGAGCATGGCCTGGTATTAAATCATATAGTGGTACTTATAAACAAAGTGGTAAAGATGTAGCTTTTACTGATTTAGATACAACTGGTCAATTAGATGTTGATTACTCTGAGCTTAGAAACAGTGGTGGTACAAAAGGTGATAATTATACTATGAGTACTCTACATAATAATGATGTATATGATACATCGGTTTTAAATATAATAGAAAAGTTATCTTCTACTAAAGCTGCTTTAAGACCTTCTGATTTTGCTTATTTAAAAAATCTTGGTGTTTATCCAAATAATAGATTGATGATAGTTAGAAGATTTGCTAGTCCGAGTGATGATAATATAATGGTGTCTAGAAAACCAACTGAGATACCATCGTTGGCTAATGTTATTAGTTGGGTAGCTGATGGTGCTAATTTTGTTGACATAACATTTGGTGAAGTTTGGGGTGAGGCAAAGGCTGACTTTACTAACATGTTGAATAGATTGGGTGAAGACTTTGGTAGAAAAACAGACTCAATGGGATTAGATGAATTACTTGGTGCTGGAGCTGGTGCTATTCCGCTTCCAGGTTTTACTGAGATTTTTCAGAGAAAGTTTTTAGATGGTATTGGTTTATTGGATGAAGGTGAAAAATCTGGTATACCAGCTGGTAATCCAAACCTAATTAAAGAAGCTAAGGTTAGAACAACTGTGGGTTATGGTGACGCTGGTTCTGGACTTTCAGCTAAAGTTTCTTTTAGTTTTGAAACTGAGTACGAGTTAAAGTTTATATCTGGTATTGATCCAACTATTGTTTGGATGGATATAATTGGTAATATTCTTAGATTAGGTACATCCGAAAGTGATACTTATGGATTAAGTAGGTCTGCTGGGGCTAAAATAAAAAATTGGGTTGCTAGACCAGATAATTTAGTTTCGGAAGTTATATCAACTATAAAGAGCGTCTTATCTTCAACTGCTGCTGAGGTTCATAAAAAAATAACAGAAATTTATACTAATGCAACTAAGGCAATAGATGATGCTCTTAAAGAGCGAAAGACTCAACAGACAAAGCCTGAAGAAAGCAATGATAGTAATAACCAAAATAAGATTGCTGATGATCCTGAATACCAATTAGCTAAAAAAGTTGCTAGAGGATCGAGAAAGCTACTTGATGGTATAGTTAATATTGCTGATGATATTTTAAAAGGTACTATATTAAAATATAGAACTGAGATAATTGGTATTGTTAATGCGCTTACTGGAGCGCCTTCGACTCCTTGGCATATAACTATTGGTAATCCTCTTAGACCTGTTTTTTGTTCGGGTGATATGTTGGTTCAGGATGTTAATCTTAAATTAGGTCCTCAATTAGCATTTAATGATCTACCATCAAGTATAAGCGTTAGTTTCACAATAACAAATGCTCGTAATTTAGGATTACAAGAGATAATGTCTAAGTTTAACTCTGGTTATTTAAGAACCGTTGACGTTCAAAAAACATACTACGAGATAACAGATCCAGCAAAAGAGGCAATTGGTGGTCTTCCTTGGGAATCAGCACCTCAAACTGATCCTCCAACTAATGGAAATGGGGGAACAAAATCAGCTGATGGTAATGCTAAGAATGATGCAGCAGCTACAAATTCTAAAAATACGGGTGGTGGATCAACTCCAGCTAATACGGCTGGGACAAACGCAGGTGGTGGTAATCCACCAGCAACTGTTAGTGCATCAGGAGCTCAAAATGATGGTAATAAAACAACAAAGGTAGTTAATGGTAAACAATCAAAAACAACTATTAACAAGAATGTTAAAACTCCACAAAAAAAATAATTAGGTAATGAATATAGATTGTTTTACAAAATTTTTATTTTCATATAAACAGAATAGGTTTATATTAGAAACACCTGTACATACTTATAATAGAACAATTAGTTTAAAAGAATATACTGTTCAAAAAGATGAAGATATGAGAATAGATTTGGTTATGGAGTCAATATACGGTGATATTAGTTATTATAAAGATGTTGATATTATTTTATATATAAATGGTATTGATAATCCTTTAAATATTATGGAGGGTCAAATTATTAAATATCCAAACGTAGGTGATTTACCATACTTTAGATATACTGAAAATGGTGAAACACCGGACGATACGATTAAGAATGCGTTGGCGGTTGTTAATAAATCAACGAGAGTTGATAAAAATAGATCAAAGTTTGTTGAAAATGATTACTCTTTACCACCAATACTTCTGACTAAAGCTGATCCACCAGTAACTATTAATGTTGATAAAATAATAGTAGGTGGTTTAAAATAATTTATAAATTATGGCTGTTATAGAAACTAAAAATTCTACGATATATTTACCAAGTTTTGGTTCAAATTACACTACTGATATTAGTGTAATTTTATTTTTCCCAACCGATGATGTTACAAAAACTGCATATACATCAATGATAACTTCTAGTGTTACAGATTGGTTTAATAAATATGTTATAGTTATTTTCAATGGTTTTAAGAAGTTATCATTTACTGGTAATTTTTGGACATCAATACAATCAGAATTTGTTGATGTTATAACTAAAAATAATTTAGTTGTTAATGATATAAGTCTATGTTTTTTTGTTAATTCATCATCTGATTCATCATTGGTTCAGGAGAATATGAGTAAAGATGTACTTTCTAGTAAAGTTTCCAATTTCACAAATTTAATGTTAATCGATCCTTACCCGGAAGGTAAAATAGTTCAAAATATAAAAGATTTATCAACAAAAGGAACTAAAACTTATCTAATTTATAATACTCTAAATTGGAATGCGAAATTTAGTTTAAAATTTACAAATTTATCATCTCTTGTTAGTTCATATAGTTTTAATCCAACTCCTATTAATACTAAGGATGTTAATAAAGATAGAAATAAAATAGTTGGTAAATTTTTCACCAAGTGGAAAAGTGTAATTGAATCAACGTTAATTACCCCAACATTAAAACCAGATCCAATAACAGAGAATAAGGGAAACAAAGAGTTTACTGAAAATAAAACTCCTGAGAAAACACCTGAAACAAACTCAGATATAGAAAATCCGGTGAGTAAAGATACTGGTGGTAAGTTAAAAATGACATTTAATGGTATTGATAATTCAACAGTTAATACATTTAGTATAAGTAATTCATTGGAGTTTCAAATTTTAATAGATCAAACTGTTGATAGTCAAAATACTGATGATTTTAGTGATGGTTTAGATGATGAGTATACCGAAACCGGATTTGAAGGGTTGGAAGAAGCTGGTATTATACTTACTCCTTTGGAAAAAGATCTTCAATTATCGGTTGCTGCTAGTCAAGAAGATGCTAGTACTGGGTTAACACCACCTGGAACACCTGCTAATATAAAACCGGTTAGTAATTTTGACGCTTTATTAAAATTAGCTGGTGATTGTGCTAGAGAGTTAGGTAAAAATCCAAGAGTTAAATATGAGAATTTGAAAAAGGGTTATATTAAAGGTGTGCATGGACTTTGTCCTCAGGGAACTCAAGCTGTTATTTATGCGATGACTGGTGTTAAAAAGTTGGGACAACAATCAGGTAACGCTGATTATTTCTCATTTAAATATAACAAATCGTCTTTCCCATCATCTCATTACAATCCTAAAATTAAAGTTGGTAAAGATTATTGGAAAGATAAGTCTAAGTGGCAAGTTGGTGATGTTATTGCGGTTGGTTATACTGGAGGTAAACCGTATGGTCACATTCAAGTTTGGACAGGATATAATTGGATGAGTGATTTTAAACAAAATGCTTTACAATCAAGTCACGTTGATTGGGACACACCAGCTCTTTGGAGATTAAATGAAAATGGTATTAAAGCTGTTAGTAAACAAATGGGGCAAATATCATAGTTAATAAAAACATGTTAATATATTATCCCAAGCAACTTCATTTTCAAGAGTTTTTCCTTTCTTAGCTCCACTATCCATTACTAATTTTCTACCACCATTTGAATAGATACCATTACAAATAGTAATCTTTGTAAAGTTATCAACAACTTTAAATTCGCCATTACTTCTAAATATAACCGAATATGGATATCCATCATCTATTGTTAAAGATATTTTCTTAGGTGAGAAAGATGCTTTATAGAAAATTTCACCATCGATATTTATACTAGCTCCATAAGGATTTAATCTAGCATGAACTAATTTTAATTCAGTATTTGTTATTCCTTTTAACGATCTTATATAATCAGAACCTGGTAGAGTTTTAGTTGATATAGAATCCCAAGCCTTTTGTGTTGAATCATCCCAAGCTCCTAATAATGTTGTTTTTAGTTTATTTTTATTTGCCCAAATTTGGAAAGCTATAATATCTAATGTAGTTTCGAAGAATGTTGGTTTATTTGTATTAGAGGCTGTCACACCATTTGTTGTTGTTTGATTTTGAATTTGGCTTGGTGCTTGTTGTGTATTATCCTCAGCTATAGTAGATTTACCTTCTATATTATTATTTTGATTAGTTGGTATACTTTGTGAAGCTGATTGTGGGTTAGCATTTATAACTGTTTTTTCTACTGGTGGTGCTATTTTATTAGCTTCTACATTTTTAAATGCTTGGTCCCAATCATTTTTAGTTACTAAGGTATAGCTAAATTTATTACCATTCATATTAACATGTTTCTCACAAAGACCAAAAAATTCATTTAAATCTTCTTCACTTGCAAAACATTGAGAGCCATCTTCCGACCAATCTCCTATTTTCTTACCACCTGGATATCCTAAATGTATACCAATACCAAAGTCTTTTGTACCATTATCATTTGTATCAGCTGGAAATGTTAAATTACTTGGTATAAATTCAGGTTTATCAAACTCTTTATCATACCAAACTAATTGTTTGGAATCTGTATGAGTTAGTAAGGCCGGTGCTCCACTCCACTTTGATAAAACGTAAACATCTATATATTGAGATGGTACTAAAATTTGAATTGCTTTAGTTTTAGGTTTTTGTACAACTTCTGTATTTTGTGGTCTTGATGTTTCTGATAAATTTTGACTTTTAGTAGTTAGATTATTATCTAAACTAGTCTTAACATCTTTTCCTATACTACCTAGTAAATTACTAGCTTGACCTTGAAGATTTCCTAATACGTTACCAGCTTGACCTTGAAGATTTCCTAATACGTTACCAGCTTGACCTAATAAATTACTATTTAGTAGTTTTGGTATGTCATTTATCTTCTCCATATTCAATCCACTTGCCTTAACTTTTGAATATGCTTGATCAAATGATGTTATATTAATTCCTGTGTTTTGTAGTTTATTTAATCCAGTTTGAACCAATTTTAGGTCTATTGAGTTGGAGACTATTTTATTTGCATCAATATCTTTAACCTTTTCTAAATCCATAACGGAAGTAATATCAGCTCCTAAAGATTTTAGCTTACTTAAATTATCTAAAAGTTTTAATGGGTTTATTCCATTATCACTTAAAGACTTATAATCTTTAAAAAAGTTGCCTACATCAATACCTGATGTGTTAAGTGCATTTAGTTCAGTTGAACTAAATAGTGATGGAAGAAGGCTAGTAATATCTATAATACCCATTTAATTATAATAATTTTTTAATGTCTATACCATTTTTTGATAAGTTATTAATGTCAGATTTTAATTTAGTTATACTTAACTTGTTAGAAGCTATTTTTGTATAGTCTTCTGATGTTAACTTACTTAAATCGCTAAGTTTGTCTGATTCAATTCCTAATGATTTTAATTTGCTTATATCTTTTTCTACTTTATCAACATCCACTCCTTTTGAAGTTAAATCAGTTAATTTTGTCTTTGATATATTTGATGATAAAATATTTTTAAATTCACCAGTTTTTCCTTGAGTACTTCCAATTAAATTACCAGCTTGATTTTGAAGATTATTGATTAAACTACCAGACTGACCTTGATTTAGTAAACTATTTACTTTTTGATTAATGTTGGAACTCAAACTGCTCAAGTTACCAATGAGTGCGTTACTAGTGAAATTCTCAACAACACCATCTCTTAATTTAACATTATTTAGAATATTTTTTGATAAACTGTTAATAGATTCCATATCGACTGGAACTCCTTTACTTATAGCATTCTGTATTAATATGTCTTTTATAGAACCTTCAATTTCAGCCTGTTTCTCAACTGGTAAGTTATTAACATATTTTTTACCACTATCTTTTAAGCTACTTAATACTGCATTTGTGGCAATGTCTTTATTTAAAGATGTTATTGGTACACCATCAATTACCGGTCCTCGTAATACGTCCTTAAATGTAACTCTCTCACCTATTTTATTAGACCAATAAATTTTATCTAATGTGGATAAATCAGTTTGTTTATTTATCCAAGCTTCTGACATAGTAAATTCTACACCAGGCATTGTTGAGAAAATATAGTTTTTAACTCGCCAGATATCTTTGTCATCTTTATAAAGAACATATATTTTATCAACAAACTCATCTGTATATTTATCACCTGTTGCCAAACATTGATTTCTTACACCAATTATATTAAGTTCGTACGGTTTATCATATAACTTATAATTCTTCATTTTAATCAACTCTAACAATACATTAACGTCTGGGTGAACATCTGGAACATCTGGTGCTAAATCGGCTGGTATAGGTGGTTTCTCAGCGTCTATCGGTGGCTTTTTAAATGTTGAAGATGAAGAACCATCTAATGGTACATATTTAACAGTTTCTTCGGTTGTTAAATTATTTTCTTCAACGGTGGATTTCCATTTATCGCCCTTTTGTCCATCACTTACACCTTCTGTTCTCTCTTGCATTTTAACACTATCATTGTCAACAATATAAACATTTTTAGACAAAAGTTTTGGATCTTTTTGTGTAAAATATAATTGTATATGTGAAAGTAGTGCTGGAGTTGCTATTACAGGAGCAGCTAAATTTCCTAAAAAAGGACCACCTTGGGAACCCATTAATATTTGTAAAAAAGTATCAAACCAGTTTGTGAAATTATCACCTAAAATTGCTCTTTGTCCTGAGTTTGGAGAACCTAAATTAATTTTACCAAAATTATCTTTTAGATTAACATCAATCGTTTTTTCTTTAATGTTTAGATTATTGAATTTGTGATCTATTTTAACTCCCTCTGATTCATTTACATATATTTGAGTTTTATGATCAAAGATCAAAGCTTTCATTGAAAGATAATCTTCGTTATTTAATTGTTGTAGTTTATTTTCTAAGTTTTGATTGTAGTGATCTGATGAAATATATTCTGGGTTGTTTAAGTTACCATTTTCAAAAACAATAGTTACTACTTTACCTTTATCTGGTATATTAAATTGATTTCCATTTAAATCTTTCCAAGGAGATGCCCATGGTAAATCTTCTACTTTGAAGTTATCATAAACATCAAGAACTCTTATTTGACATCTACCAATTTTCTTAGGATCATCATTATTTTCAACTACACCAACGTATGTTTTCTTAGGATCGACAGTTTTAGACATGATTTATATATTATATAATCATGTTTCTATCCTATTTTTTACCAAATTTTTCGTTGTTACTTGGGTATGACCATTTAGTATTTGACTTAACAATGTCTTCTATTTTTTGAACATTTTGAATAATTGGTGCTGGATATTTTTGGTGATCTCCTTTATTGCTTATACCAAATCCGATTTTTGAGAAGTCTTTTTCACCAATAGGTTTCCAAATTAACCCATTATGTTCACTTGGATTTGATTTTGTTTTTATAATATTTTCTAATGTTCCATAGACTTTGTTTTTCTCATTTGAGTTACCAAATTTAATTAAATTAATATCAGAGAACTTAGATTTCTCATCATAAATTGTATTGGTTGACTTTCCAAAATTTTGTGGCTTTAACTTATTAAGCTCACTGTAATTTGTTTGAAATGGATCGGTTGTTCCCATTAAACCAGCTATATCTTCTGTTAAGAAATTATTTAACTCTTTTCTAACATCAAACCAAGGACCAAAAGAGTTTGGTGTGTATGGTTTTGGATAAACATTTTTTGGACCACTTTCTAAACCACCTAATCCAGTTGATAGTTTTATTTTATTTATTGTATTTTCTAATAATTTAGTTCTGATTTTAATTTGATTATTGATTTCACCAACTACAAAGTTTTTTGCTGAATTTAAAATTCCAACTGCAACCTTTTTTGAATTTGCCTTAAAGATGTCCAACTCTGTCATATTTTCTTTCTTAGTTGATTTTGCACCAGCAAATCCTTCATCATCACCCAATTGATCTGTTGATGTTGGTTTATTAATTTTTGATATATCTTTTAAACCCTTTGTGTCACCAATACCTGCTGAGTTTCCACTTACACTATTACCTCCCGTAGCTGGACCAAAATTAGATTCATCTTCTTTATCACCAGGTACTATATCAATTTTATCTAATACGATTGCTGTAGTAACACCGTTGTGTCTTATTGTATTTGTACCAACAGTATAAAATCTTGGATTAGAAGTATCCGCTATTTTACCAGTTGTTCCACCTTCTTCGCTTTTTTGAGTACTTCTTTCTTCTCTAGCACCTTTATTACCAATTTTCCAAATAGCACCGTTATTATAACCAACATACTGACCAAAAAATTCCGCATCTGGTACCCATCTTTCGTATTTGGTTGTTGAATATTTGAAATTCATAACAACATCAAGTGCTGGACCACCGTCACCATATGCTTTTATATTCGATAGGTCTATATCTTTCTCGTGTGACATTGAATTAAAAAACAATTGACATTCTCTTAAAGAATAAATATATCTGGATACGTTATCTTTTATTATTTCTAAAGATTCTTTTGATGGATTAGATTGAATTACTTTTCTAACTCTATTAAAATTTCTAACCTCACAAACAACTATTTCACAGTTAAATCTTAATAGATTTTCTGGTACTATATTTTTACCATTTGGTCTTGACCAATATAATAATTTGTATAAGTGTGCTAAAGTAGCTAAAGTACCAGAAACATCTTCTGTAAATGATAGTGTTAATTTATCAGTTCCATAATTCACAAATGATGATTTTGAATCAGGTGAACCATCATTTCTTTCTATTAGAAAGTCTAATCCAGCTACTTTTTGTAAGTAGTGTGATAGATAAGCTTTTTTACCTGGTCTAAATTCACCTTTTTGTGTTTGTGATTGTGCATATCCATTATTAGCTTTTGATTGTAATTCAGATGCTGGAGCGTCAGGTGAAAAGTAGATACTACCTTTGGTTTTAAAAATTTTCTCAAATTGTTTTTTAAAGTCATATAAAACAATTCTTCTTGATTGTACTTCACTTATAACACTGTAAGACCTTATAAAATCTTCAATAGAACCATTTAATAATGGAGAACTGATTGCATCAATTATTATTTCAAATCCATACATCACCGGGTCTTCATTTTCGTATGGTGTATTTTTAAAAGTTTTTAATCTATAATCAGTATCATTACTACCATCCCAAGCTTCTCTATCATTTTTCGCGGTTTTAATTGGTGTTCTACCATTAATTGCAAATCCGTGTCTAAAGTAGTCTTGTGATGAATCATTAAAAATTAAATATCTATCTCTAGTTGATTTATCACTTAAAAAAGATTTACTTTCTCTAAATTTATCTTCTGTTTCAATAAATTTTCTATTTTTAAAATTAACACTATCTATATGAGAATCTAATAAAATTCCATACCAACCATTTGGTACAGCTGGTGGAAAAGCTGGTTGTACACTTGAAAGAACGGATCGATTAAAACTGGAGTTTGGTGTAAAACCTGGTTTTTGTCTTACATTATTATCGTCAACTATACCAATTAAACTAACAGGTGCTGTTGTACTTGTCCCATCTGTTCTTTTGATACCATCGGATAAAGAGCTGAACTCTTGTTGAAGAGATGTATCTTCAATCTTATCTTTTGTTAGAATATTTTTAAAAAATTTACCAGGCATAATTTATATATTAAATATTTAACTTCTTTTATTATGCTGATTTTGATATTTTATCAAAAGCTTCTAACCATGCTTTATATGATCCATTCACTTCATTAATTCCTTTTGTACCACCATTTACGGACTTTCTAGCTGCGGTTAAATCACCACTAATAACCTTACTAAATGTTCTAGCTTTCATAAACTCTATAGCTATTTTATATGAGTTTTGTGGATCAAGAGCTAAGTCACCATTACCAGCCAAATTAACTCCTATTCTTTTACCATATTTTTCATAATTGGCTTTACCAGTTAATTGTATCAGTCCTCTACCAAAATAAGGAAATCCTTTAGAGTCGGTACCTAAATTATAATAGTTCTTTTTACCACCTTTGGTTGATCTATAATAGTTTAATGCTGATGAACAAGGACCATTTGATCCATATGGAACGCCGGCTCCGGTACATGCATAATCAGCTTCCCATCTTTGTAATGAATATCCAGATTCAGCAAATGCTGTTCCTAATAAATAGGCCGCTTTTCTAACGTCATCAATAGAAGCGTCATTTTTAATAAAGTAAAGAACTTTTTTCAAAGAATCTTTAAATTTGGAATTTGGCTTATAATTTTTTGATACTAAACTAATCAATTTATCTATATTAAATGATTTCCATTTTCCACCAACATAGTTAGGACTATTAAAATCTATATTTAGATCATCAACTCTAGCAGTTGATTCTAGTGTTGGTGTTGAATCTGGTAATGATAATATTTGTATATCCTGAAGAGCTTCTAATTGAATGGCTAATTCTTCTGATCCTTCAAATCCTTCTTCTACATATTCCGAAAGATCATCTTCATAATTATTTACATTTTCATATATTTCTCCACTACCAATTATTACAACTTCGCCTAAAATGTTATTATTCATAAAACCAGTTTTCTCAATATTAAATAAATAATCAGCATCAACTGTTTTTGAGATATATGTTCCATCTGATTGTTTCTCTATTATACTTAGTTTGGCGGTAACTTCAATACCATTTTCTAAAACATTTGTTATAGTAGCAAAATATCTAACACCATTACTATCCTCTATTGTATAAACATCACCAACATTAAACGTGCTATTTAATTTTGGTGGTGGAGTTAATAAAGTAAATAAGTTATTTATAGTATCCGTTGGATTTGTATTTTCTGGATTTTTAACATCGGCTGGAGTTTTTTCTGCTGGTGGTGGACCTTCATTTATTTCTTTTGGATTTTTACCTAATTCTTTTCTAACCAATCTAAGTTCTTGTTTTAAAGATCTACCATCCCAATTGAAATTCATTTCAGATATAATATAATCTCCGGTTTTTCTCCATTGAATCATTTCTGGATCACTTGGTGATGGAACCGGATTAACTATTGTTACATTAACTTTTTGATATAAATATATTGAGTAGTTTGGATTTGGTAAATCAACTGTTAATACAACTTTATTTAACTCATCTAAATTTATTTTATTTTGAGTTATCGCATAATTATAATTTTTATGTACATTATCAGTATCTATCTTACCACTATATGTAGTTGATATATTATTTTGAAAAGATTCTTTGTCACCTTTAGCACCTTTTAATACCATACTTGTAGACTCATCTGATGTTGTTGAATCTACATCAAAAACTAAAAATTCTTTTTTAGTTTTGTCATAATATTTAGTTTTAGTTTTATATCCTCTTTCCAAAGAAATTGATGTTGAATTATTTTCAAAATTCTTTTCTTCAATAAAAGAAGCACTTGTGTTTAAACTCTTATCTGAATTTAATTTTAAAGCTTGTATTTTATCGACATCTTTTATATCACCATTATCAAAAGATGATGTATCAATATATTTATCTTCTTTATTATTTCTTTTTAGTTCTTTCTCTACGTCAACATAGTTAAAACAATAGTAATAGTCTATAAATCCAACCATAAATGATTTATCTGAAATGTAAGAGTGTTTTATTATTTTATCTATAAATTGATATTGTTTATCTCCAACATTTCGCCAAATCATTTTATCATCGGTGTTAGTTATATTAGAGTTGAATCCTAATTTTAACTCTTTAGCAATTTCTCTAAGAACTTCATATGAAGTTCCTGTGTAAGGTTGATACTTTATTCTATATAACTCTGATATATCTAGTGTTCCATATATCGAGTATTGTCCTTTTGAAATGGCAATAAAGTCTTCGATTTTAAATTTTAAATGTATTGATTTTATATTTGGTGATCTTGAATTTAAAAAAAACTCAAATTTAGTATCATCTTGTGGCATACCAATATTTTTAATAATCCCGTTTGTATCATTAAATATGAATTCTATTACTGGTATTATTCCATTATGACCTAGTCTTAAAAATGATATATCTCTATCATTTATTGGAGATCCCATATAATTAATAAATGGAGTTAAACCTATTTGAGAAGCAACTTTTTTATCATCATTTAAATTTTGTGTATTTGGAAGTTCCATTGGTGGTAAGTCAACTTTTGGTTGATCTACTTGTGTTATTATAGGTTTTGGCTTTTCTTCAGGTTTTTTGTCTTCCTCTTCAGGTTTTGTCTTTGGTTGTTCTAACTCAATTGTTTCTGGTAGAACTTTTACAGCAAATTCACTAAACTCTACAAATGTAGAAGTAGTAGTTACTGATATAACATAATCACCTGGTTGATCAAATTTTAAATTCTTAAATGATACAGAATCATCTACTATGTCAAGTTCAGTTTCACCTATTAAAGCACCAGGACCACTTTTAACCTTTAAAATTACTTTACCAGTTATAGCCATAATTTTATTTTTAATTTAATATTTTATATATTAAATCCTTTCTATCTGGCTATAAATTAACTCTTAATATTTTATATGGGTATTTTCTTTTCTTATAGAAACCTTCTCTTTCTAAATAATGTCTATAAAGAGCATTTCTAAGATCATCTTTATCAAAAATATCAACTAAGTCAAAAATATTTACTTTATCTTTGTCTGAGTGTAAACGTAAACCACGTCCAATTGATTGTATAATAATTTGTTCTGATTTAAATGAGTCTGCGAATATAACATTAAAGATTGCATTTATACTTACACCAGTAGATAAAGTACCAAATGAGGCTACTAAAACTTTAACCTTATCACCGGTTATCTCCATTTGTTTTTTAATTTCTTCTCGTTTTCTACCACTTACTTCACCATCAATATAGAAGAATTCTTTATCATCAATCTCAGCACTCAACTTATTGAATATTTTCTGTCCATTTTCAATTGTGTGAAAAAGTAGTAATGTATTATTTGAACATTTTTCAACTATCTTTTTGATGAATTCTAATCTTTTATCAGATTGATGTATATAAGATTTTTCAAAATCAAATGCTGACTTACCATCACCTGATTTTCTAATTATCTTTAGTCTTTCATTAAAATCGATATCATTATGGTTCATAACAACAACTCTAATATCCATTGGTGTTATAATACCTTTCTTTTTTAACTCGTCTGCACTTACTTCAGTTATCTTTGGTCCTAATACTGATTGTATTGTTAAAATTTCACAAGTATCATCATTAGGAAAGGTACCAGAAACTCCAAAACGACAATAAGCATGTCCAAATGTGTATTCAAGTATAGTTGTTATTGTTTTTGCTTTAGCTCCATGAGCCTCATCAGTTGCGATGGTATGAAATTGTTGAAAGAAATCTTTGGGCCATTTTTCTAAAGATTGATAAGTACCAATATAAACATTTGGATTTTCAGTACCGGTATATTTTCTTGGTCTATCGGACATTACTTCCTCAACTCTAACTTCACAAGGTCCCATATCATCATCTAAAATTTGACCTAATTTCTTATCTCTATTCTCTACAAGATTATTAACTCCGTAGTTATATTCAACTATATTATCGTAGAATTGAGTAACAAGTGTAATTGAAGGTACTATTATTAAGAATTTGGCGTCTTCTTTAATTTTCTTTAATGTGTAAAACATTACTATTGATATGATTAGTGATTTACCACCGGAAGTAGCAACCTCTGCCATGCAATATCTATTTTTTAATATTTTATAGGCGGCTTCTATTTGGTGGTCGTATGGCATGAAAGGTATCCAAACTCCTTCTTTATTTCTAACTTTATGATTTTTGAAAAATTCTTTACAGAATTCGGTAACTCCTTCTAATGTAACATCTCTATTTATGGGAAAGTCTTCTTTGTTTTCAATTTGAAAAGGAACTTCAATTTCTTTACATCCTTTTAAAGCTTCTCTCCAAAGTCCAAGGTTAATTCTACCATTTTTAAAGTAAGATTTTTTCCCATCCCATACCCCCATTTTTACAGCGGGTTGAAATCTCCAACCTTTAACATGACGAGTAAGCCATAGTTGCATTTGATGATATTCAATTCGTGTAGCATCTGATACAACTATTTCTTCAGTATTTTTATCATATCTAAACCTCATTTCATGTTATATATAAAAATGTCTAATTTGTTTATTTATAGATTTTTTGTTGAAATTTTCTGGTTTTTTATAGAGGAGAAAATTAAAATGTGATATATAATAAAAAATAAATTTAATTATGGGATTAATATCATATTTAAGAGGTCTTTTTGGATCGAAAAAAACCGAGGTTAAGGTTGAAGTTGCTGAAGTTAAAGCTGAAGTTGCTGAAGTTAAAGCTGAAGTTGTTGAGGTTAAAGAAGAAGTTAAAACTGTTGAAGAACCTAAAGTTGAAACTGCTGAACCGATTGTTGAGAGATTAGTTGAAGTGGCTGATAAAAAAGTTACTGCTAAAGAGATTAAATCTAAGGCTAAGAAATCTCCAAAAGTTGAGAAAGAAGTTAAGGCTGAGACTGAAGTTAAAACTGAGACTAAACCTAAACCAAAAAGAAAGAGACCTGCTAAAAAGAAGTCAGAACAATAAAAATTGTTTAAAGTAAAAAACCACTCAATTTGAGTGGTTTTTTTTTATTATTTTAAGTTTCCATATTTTTCAACTATGATATCAACTATTTCCTGACCAATTCTATCTTGAGCTTCATTTGTAGCCGCTCCGATATGTGGTGTACACAAGATACCTGGGTGTGATAATAATTCTTTCATTGGTGTTGGTTCATTTTCAAAAACATCTAAAGCCGCTGCTGCGATATGACCATTATTCAATGCTTGTAATAAATCTAATTCATTAACAACTCCACCTCTTGATGTGTTAATAATTCTTGAACCAGGTTTCATTATTTGTAATTCTCTTTTTGTGATAACAGAATCTCCATTTGGTTGTTTAGGTACGTGTAATGAAATATAATCACAGATTGGTAAAATATCATCTATATTGGTTTTTGTATTTACAAAAAAACCAGATGTGTTAGTTACATCTTCTCCATCTGATGTAGTCCAGTTTATATTTAAATAAACAGGAACTCTTTTTTCTTCGATATCAACAGCAACCACTTTCATACCCATACCAAGCGCGTAAGAAGCTAAAGTTTGTCCAATTCTTCCAAATCCAACAATACCTAAAGTTTTACCTCTTAATTCAACACCTGAACCGTATTCTTTTTTAAGTTTATTGAAATCACCGTTCTCAATATTTTTAGCAGATTTACCAATAAATCTTGAGATAGCAAACATATTACCGATTACTAATTCAGCAACTGATTGTGAAGAAGAAGCTGGTGTGTTAAATACAAATATACCTTTTTCTTTAGCATATTCAACATCAATATTATCTGTACCAACTCCGCCTCTACCAATAAATTTGATGTTAGGACAATTATCGATAATATCTTTTCTTACTTTTGTTGCACTTCTTACTAAAATACCTTCGTAATTTTCTTCGTTTATTTTAGTAATTAAATCTTCCTGATTTACTTTTTCGGTTATAACTACATAACCATTTTCTTCTAATTGTTTTTTAGCACTATCTGAAATGCCATCATTCGCTAATATTTTCATATTTTAAATCTTTGTTTTTTAATCGTTTTAGTGATGTATTGTAATATTCCTCATTTAATTCAGAACCAATATATCTCCTATTAAACTTTTGACATGCTTTAGCAGTTGTTCCAATTCCTAAGAATGGATCATAAATAAGACTATTTTCAGGAAAATAGATATTCATTATTTTAACTACAAGATCTTCTGAATAAGAAGCTTTTAATTTTGATTTGATACCATCATTATTTTTAGCCTCAATTAGATTAGTATAATTCTTATAGAATTTCTGACCAGTTTTTTCATTAATCTTACTTATCTTTTTATTTGTTTTGAAATTGTGTAAATGTTCTTTTTTAACAATTACATAAATTTGCTCACAAATTCTTGATAATTTAGTTGGTGATGTTTGAAAAGGAAGAGCTGTTGACTTTTTCCAAGTTATCATATCAGCTAAAGTTAAATCTGTTTCTTGGTGTATTTTAGTCATTAATAGGGTTGGTAGAATAGGATTTTCATTGTGATAAGATAGGTTATAACAAATAACTCCAGTATCTTCTAAAATTCTTGAGAATTCCTTAAACTCTTTTATTCTAACATTTAGATATTCTTCTTCTGATAGACCATCTATGTCGGAATAACCATTGTCATAATAAACATCCTTTCTTTTTGATGTGATATTGTATGGTGGACTTGTTATAATACCACCAATAGATTTATCACTAATTCTAGACATTGTTAAAATGTTATCTTCATTAAAGATTTTGTTTTCCATCTAATATTTGATTTATTTTTTTATCTCTATTTTCTATTTTCTTCAGCCCTTCATCTTCTATTGTAGAAAATCTAAGGTGATATACACCGTCAATCTTATTAATAAGATAAAAAACTACAAACTTATCATTTAGAGACTGATTATTTATTAAATCTACAAAACCATCTAAAGTATCATTTTTCATGGTTACTGTTGAATAATTCAATGCTATCCACTTAGTATTTCCTATATCATCAGACTTTTCCTTAACATGATATACAAATGATGGTGAGTCTGTTATATACCATATTCTATGAAAAACTTTTTCAAAAAAGTCTCTTAAATCGTCATTATTTATAACACCTGAAAAAGGAAAGGAAGTATTATAATAACTTAATTTATCAACATTACTTTTAATCAATTCCTCTACTCTTTCATCTTTAGATAAATTTCTAATATCTTTCACGATTATTTTCTATTTTTTACGATTTCATCAATCATACCATACTTCTTAGCATCTTCCGCTGTCATCCAATAGTCTCTTTCACTGTCTTTATAAACTCTATCATAAACTTGTCCAGTTCTTTCTGAGATTATTTCATAAAGTTCTTTTTTAAGTGAGTTGATTTCTTTAGCTTCGATTTCCATATCAGTTGCTTGGGCATATCCGGTATAACCAAGTGGTTGATGAATCATTGTTCTACTTCTTCTAAGAGCTTTTCTTTTACCATTTGTACCAGAACATAAAATAACAGCTGCCATCGAAGCTGCTAAACCAGTGTTTACAGTCACAATATCAGGCTTTATGAAGTCCATAACATCTAATAGACCTAATCCAGAGTAAACCGAACCACCACCAGAGTCAATATAAATCTTAATATCTTCATCTGATTCGGATTCTAAATAAAGAAGTTGAGCTTTGATTAGATTACATGTATAATCGTCTATATCAGTTGAGAGAAAAATTATTCTATCGTCTAATAACTTAGAAAAAACATCAACTGAAATTCCATTATTTTCTAATAAGTAAGAAGTATTGTTATTTTGTATTTTAGTTACTTTTTTAAAGTAATCATCGAATACTGATGTAGATACTGGAATTCTACTGTTGTCTCTCATATGAGATTTCAACATTTTTTCAATTCTATTCATTAGTATATTTTTATTTTTTTATCAATTAGTAACTTAAAAGTTTAATATATAAAGTACCAAAAATGACTTGGTAAAAATAATATATACAAAAAAATAAATAATAATATGGTAACTAAAGTAGAAGTTAACGGATACGAAATCGTAATCGAAGAAAAAGATGGTGTTATCTCTGTTTCAGCTTTAAAAGATGAAGAAGTTGTTGAGGAATTTGAATTAGAAACTGAAGAAGGTCAAGGTTTTGATGATGAAGATTCTGAAGAAGGTGATGACGTTCAAGGTTTTGACGAATTTGGTCAAGATGAAGAAGAGGACTTTGACTCTGAAGAAGATGAAGATGAAGATTTTGGACAAGATGAAGATTTTGATTCCGAAGAAGATGAAGATGAAGAAGAAGGTGAAAGTAAATTAGAATCTTTCCAATCTTTTATCAACAAAAGAAAATAATTTAAAATGATTAATAAATTTAATAAATTCAACGAAGGATTTGCTGGTGAAGTTAATCAAGGAGATGATACATATAAATTGTATGAACTTCTTTATTATGCTTTTGACTGGGATGACAACATACTGAATATGCCAACCGAAATCGTTTTATTAGATACTGGTGGTAATGAAGTGGGTATGTCAACTGCTGATTTTGCTGAGTATCGTTCCGAAATTGGTAAGGGGGAGTTTGATTATAACGGACACAGTATTGTTTCATTTGCTGAAAATCCTTTCAGAAATTTTAGAGATGAAGTTGACCCTGAAATATTTGTAAAAGATGTTAAAAAAGCTTTAGATCAAAATCTAAAGGCTAAATCTTGGGAAGATTTTATTGAGTGTTTAACAACTGGATCTCTTTTCGCAATTATAACTGCTCGTGGTCATGAGCCAGAGCCTATGAGAGAAGGAGTTGAGTTGATCATTAGTCAATTATCATCAGATGAAAGAAGAAAAATGATTGAGCATTTAAAAATGTATAAATATCATTATGATCAAGATGTTAATGTTGATGAAAATAAACTAATTAGTGATTACTTAGATGTTTGTGAGTTTATCGGCGTTTCTGCTCCTTCAAGGGGTGGTAGTCCTGAAAATCCAGAGAAAGCTAAGGAAGATGCTTTTATGGCTTTTGTTGATAAATGTAACAAGTTTGCCAAAGATTTAGAAACAAGATTCAATGAATCGGGTGCTGATAAATGGAAAGTTATTGCTAAAATTGGGTTTTCTGATGATGACTCTAAAAATGTTAAACACATAAATGATGTAGTAAAAGATTTACATCACGAGGTTTACTCAAATGTTAAAGAGTTTGTTGTTAAAGACACAGGTAAGCAAGAAATTGAAAAGAATGTTTATACTAAAGAATCGAGAATTAAAAACTTTAAAGATTTTGGTCTTGTTTATGAAGCAAGTGCTGGTGTTATCAGTTCTCTTCCAAACGCGGCTATGTCTGGTGGTATGAATAGTCAAGATCCTTATGTCACTCGTGGTATACAACAAGGTAACTTTTTAGCTAAATTATCTAAAGAAATCTTCGGTAAACACGAAAGTAAAAGAAGAAAAAAGAAATAATAGAAACCCACTTTTTTAAGTGGGTTTTTTAATATATAAATCATGAAACTTTTTAGATATGATAACTTCATAAATGAGAATGAAGTATTTAATGATAAGATGAGAGTATTTTACTCTGGTAGATTTAGAGAACTACTAACAAAGATATCAAAGGGTAGTAAAGAAACTCCAAGAATAGTAGCAGAACATTTATTAGAGTGTGAGGATTCAGGTGAAACTTTAGATGTTTACACCTTAATTGACGTTACCGAAAAGAATGATAGAATATCATTTGTTCAAGTTAATAGAATTGCTAGAGATACTAACTTAAAAGATTTGAGATCATTTAAGGTTGGTTCTGATTATAAATTTTGGTCTCAAGGAAGAGTTCCTGAATATAGTGTCGGTAGATGGGTTAGACACTTATTTTTAGATGTTAAGAAGTGGGCTATTACTGATAGTCAGTTGGAAGAGTTTGTAAACTCATATAAAGCTACTTTTGATAGTAAAGATGAATCTGACTTTAAGTTAGTTAGTGGTGAAGAAATCAGAAAATGGTATTTAGAAGATAATTATTTAGAAGTTAAAGGTCAATTAGGTAACTCTTGTATGAGATATGAGAGATGTCAAAAATACTTAGATATTTATGTCCAAAATCCTGAAGTTTGTAGTCTATTAGTCTTATTCGATGGTGATAAAGTTAAAGGAAGAGCTTTAGTTTGGGAATTATCAGATGGTTCAAAATATATGGATAGAATTTATACTATAACTGATTCTGATAAAGTTTTATTTAGAGAGTGGGCTGAGAAGAATAATATGAGAACATATGATAATACTGATGAGGTTGGTAGAGTTCATTTAAAAGTTACAAATTTTGGAATGTATCCATATATGGACACTTTTGAGTTTTATGATCACCAAAATGGTATTTTATCCGATACGGATTTAAGAAGTAGTAAAAGTGATGATATTTTTCAATTAAAATCAACTGATGGTCATTACACCAGCAATGAAGGTAGAGTTTGGTCAGAATATGAAAGTGATTGGTTTGATGAAGATGATCTTGTTTGGTGTGAAGATGTTAATTCATATGTTTATTATGAAAATGCTTATTGGTTAGATTATCAACAAAGATATGTAAGTCATAACACAAGTGTTGTTTACTCTGTTTCTTGAATGATGATATCGATGGTGTTAAGTTTAAAGATTATTTAAAAGAAAAAATTGAAACAGAGTTAGGTGATGTAACAAAAGATTATGTATCATCTACTTTTATAGAATATTTTAATTCACATAAAGAAGATTCTAAGAATGAATTTTTCATGAAACTAAATTCTATTTTATGTGGTATGTATTCTGATTTTCAAATGAGAAGAATAATTGATAGCATTTTAATAGTTGATAATACCGCGATTGATAAAAAAAGAATTTTCTGGTATTTCATTCCTGGTGTTGTTGGAGTTGTATCTAATTTAGATAATGATTGGAATAATGATTCTTATAGAGAAAAGTTTGATTGGATTTTATCAAGTATGGATATTGAGAATATTAAAAAAATGGGTATTAAAGAAAACGCTTATTTAAATAGAACTTTTTCATTCGGTCTACATAAACTTGAAATGATAATGGCTAAGAATGGTTTATTCAACTTATTACCTGATAACATCTATAAGATGTACTTATGTTTGGACTTAAAAAAGAACTACAAAATTTAGTAGAAGATTTACCTGAGATAAAAGAAGATAAAGCAAACCATTTTATTTATGGTTTGCTTATTTATTTTATAATAACTTTGTTCTTCGGAGATTTAATCGGAATGATTATTTGCTTTCTTTCGGCAATTCTAAAGGAAGTATATGACCATTACAGCCCAAATCACCGTTTCGATTGGTGGGATTTCATTTGGACTGTAATGGGTGGTTTAGTTGGATTATTAATCCATTTATCTTAGGACTTAGATAAGTATCTATCTACAAGGTGAATTAACAAACCTAAGATGAATGAGAAACCTAAACCAGATAATACTAATACTGGACTATCTTTAATAGCTCCTAATACACAAGCTGTTAAGAATGGTATAAAAATAACAAATCCAATAATAACAGCTGTCAATTTAGTATGAACTCTTTCGTTCCAAACTAAACGAGAAATTGCGTCTTGCATATCTTTACCATAAGCTGGTACAGTATGTCTTGTTCCATCTACTTCTTCAATCTCAACATTATATCTAAAGTAACCTGGGTTATCTTTTGATTCTCTCACCAACTCAGCTGAAATAGCTTTTCTTCTTGCTTTCATAATTTATATTTAATTTTAGTTATATATCTAATTTGAGATACAAAATTAGTAATAATTTTTAGTTATACAAACAATATTGATAATTTTTTATATCATGTGTATGGATAAGTCGTATATAAAAGATTTAGTTCAGAAAATACTGAATAAAGAGTTTTCAAATACAAATAAAAGAAGAGTTGTCGATTATCATGATCGATTAAACTTTGCTTGTCCGTATTGTGGTGACTCCAAGAATCAATATAAAAAAAGAGGTAATCTTTACTTTAATAGATTAATTTTTATTTGTTTTAACTGTGATAAGAAAGCTTCATTTGATAAAATGTGTAAACATTTTAATGAACAAGTTGATCCTGATAAAAAATTAGAAATGATTGAACACTTAAATAGTGTTATGACTTATTCTGATTATGAGTCAAATGTATCAGATGCTAAGTTTGAAAACTTAATAAACTTAGAAGATTTGGAAAAAGTATTTTCAATGGATCTAACACCTATATCAGATTTTAAACCTATACAGGTTAATAGTGGTGTTTATAAATACTTAGTTGGTCGTGGAATTGATCCATACTATCATAAAAACATTTATCAAGCCAAATGGTGGAAAAATGATGATGAAAGTGAGTGGATAATTGTTATGTTAAATCGAAGAGATGATAAGGTTCTTGGTATTCAATTAAGAAACTTAAAATCTGGTAAACGTAGGATGTTTAAAATTTTTAACTATGAAAATTTACTTGAGTGGGTTAATTTAATAAAAGAAGAACCTATTGAAATTGATATAAATGAGATGGTTATTTATAATAAGTTGTCTTATTATTTTAATATATTGAATATTGATTTTACTGAGAAAGTAACAGTATTTGAGGGATATTTAGATTCTCTATTCTATCCTAATTCTATTGGTTTGGTAGGTGTTAATACTGATTATAAATTAATTGAAAGTAGTGGAATGGAACTGCAATACTTTTTTGATAATGATGAGGCTGGATTTATAAAATCTGAACAAAAGATAAAAGATGGATTTCCGGTATTTCTTTGGAAAAAACTATTTGAAGATATTGTAGATAAAAAGAAATCTGATGACCCTTATAAGTTATTACATAGAATATCCAAAGTTAAAGATATTAATAAATTAGCTGAACTTGTTCCAAATCCATATAAAAAATTAGAGCTATTTAACTTTTTTAGTCACGATGAATTAGATATCAAATGGATACCTAAGAGAATTAAAAAGTTAAAATCTGAAGATGTTGATTATAATAAAAAATTCAATAACATAAAATATTTATGATTTTTCCATTTTATATATAAAAATAAAAACTAAATGGAAAAAAACAAAAAAATGTTCTTTGGTTGGAGTAATTTCAAATGGATTTTAACCGAATTATTGAACATCTATTCAACTAAAAACTCTTACTTTTCTAAGAAAAGAATTGAATCTGGTATAGCATTCATCATTGCTCAATGGGGAATGATATTCTTCCTTTTACAGAAATATGATAAATTAACTATGGGTGAGTTTATCTTATGGGCAGCTGCTGAGTTTGCAGTTTCTGGATATATCATAAATAAGATACAAAAAGAGAAAACATCTGTTAATGATCAAATTACGGATAGTGTAACTCAGTCAAATCCTGATAGTGAGGAAAGTAATTAATAAAAAAAACCACTCTTTTGAGTGGTTTTTTTTATTTAGAATTTATATCTAGTTTTTCTATATGATTTAGATTCTCTAAGTCCTGTTTTTTCAACATCAACTTTTTCACCTGCTAAAGCTTCAGCTTCTGGATCTTTACCAGTTTGTGTTTCAAACTCCATTTGATCTTTATCTGGGTCAAAAGGTGGTCTATTTACTTCATCTTCAACTTCATCATCAAAATGCTCATCTTCCATATCCTCTGATTGGAAATTTTCATATTGACCTTGTACTTGAGCCTGTCCTTGTCCTTGAGCTCGTTGAGCCTGTGCTTGAAGTCTTTTTGATTGAGCTCCTTGAGCCTCAGCTTGAGCTTCAGGATTTTCTAAATACTCAATTACATCTTCTGCTGATGAAGTAGGAACTAATTTATTTCCTTCTTTTTTAATTTTTCTAACACCATCAACTTCAAATTGATTTGTTTCAGAAGGTAATGTAATTTCATGTCCTTTATATTTAAGAATATTACCCATTAATTGAGAACCTTCTAAAGTATCGTGTAAATACTCTAAATTATCTTCAACACCTTCTTCGCCACTTGCTAATGGATCTGGATTTACAGAAGGAGCATCTCTTCTCCATCTTTCTCTTCTCGGATCTGGTGTTGTTGTTGGAGCTGGAGCTGGTTGAACTTCTGGTTTAACTTCTGGTTTAACAGGAGCTTCTAATTCTTCAGCTTCATTTACTTTTTTAATAAATTGATTATATCTTTTAATCATATTCTTTTTTATTTTTTAGTATATATTAATTTTTTATTCTTGATTTTCGATTTCCGAAACAACATAATCTATAAAAGAATCTAACTCATATTCAATTCCTTCACAAAAATCAAAAACTTCGTAAGTTTTACCACTTGATGTTTGATGATAAAACTCAGGTGATGTTACTCCACTTTCATGAAAATAACTTATATAACCGTGTAGTTCACCTTTTAGTACTTTACCATTTGGTAATTTTAAATCTGGTACATATAAAATTCCATGATATTGCCATTCTTCACCTAAATCATCACAAGAATCAAATTCAAATCTAAAAAAGCCTGCATCATCAACAAATACTGTTTCACTTTCTTTCTTTGCTAACTTTTTATGAACTTCTTCTTGATTGCCTAATTTATGTGCATCTAAAAACTCTTTCTCAAGTGTAGTTAAAGAATTAATACCATACTTTGAAATTTTATCAAGTAAGTCATCAACTCTTTGTTGAGTTGTATATCCCTCATATCTCATTAAGTGTTTCATAATTTTCATTATGTTATATATTAAAAGTTGATATACTTTTTATGCTAAACCCTTTAAATTCCAAGCTAATGGTTCATAATTGGACTTAAAAATTTTATCTTTTATAACTTTATAAGTTTCCATAACATAACCATTTGTATGGTATATACATATTGTATTTTTATCAATTGAATTTGGATCAAAGTCATTATTTACATCATCTAATAGTTTATTTAATTTCTGGTCTCTTTTCCATTTTTTTACTTCGTCATCCCAAGAATAAATAAAGAATATTAAAAAATCTCCAGAGGTATCTTTATGATCTCTAATCATATTAAAATCTATTCCATCATAAAAAAAGATATTATAATTATTATACTCTATTTTATCAATCAAGGTCATCGAATATATCATCAATTTTTTTATCTCTTGTGATTTTTATCATCTCTCCTTCAAAAAGTTCGTCTTTTTCTACTTTATTCTTAAACTGTTCAAAAGCTGATTGACTAATCTTTTTAAGAGCATAAGAACCTTTATTTAATTTACCATTTTTCAATTGTTCATCTAACCAAGATAAATACAATGGATATTTTACATCATTTTTCATAATTTTATATATCCGTTTTTTATATATACATTATGAAAATTTTTAAATATGGACAATTTGTAAATGAGGCCGATCTTTTTACCGGGAGTGGTATAGAAGGATATGATTCTAATAAAATTGGAATAGCAGCTAAAACTCAATTTTGTAGAAATGTTGCTAACCTAAAGTCATGGATTTATAAAAATGACGGTCTTGGATTCCAAAGTGCTGTTGAGGAAATATTATCTTCTATGTCTGAAGTTATTGATTTTAATAAAGATCCTAAGTATCAAATACCACTTAAATACCTGAAGGATACCGGTAGATTTGATAATAAAAGTGATTTTAAATTCATTGATAAATTACCAGACGGTACTTACTATGCTAAATCAATAAGTAACTTTAATCAAGTTTTAGATTCCAATGGTAATTATGATCCTGTTAATAAGTTAAATACTAACTACTCTGATTTAGCGGAGTTAATTTTTGATATTATCTCTAAAGAGGATACTTCGATTATATCGAAATCTCTTAAACTTGATGATAAATCTCTTAAAGTTGAGTTGTCTAATTTTTTTAGTGGGAAAAATTTAGTTGAACTAATTAATAAAAACGTAAGTGATATAAGATATTATGTGTCAAATAATAGAAGAATGTCATCAATAGGTGATAATGTGGAAGTTTTTGTTAAAAACAAATTTGAATCTATTGAAAAGAATGGTGAGAAGGTTTATAAGTGTGTATATCAAGGTGGTGATGGAGATCCAGTTGACATGGTTTATGGAGTTGATTTAATAATCGAGAAGTTAAGTTCCGATGAATTTAAATTAGTGCAGGTTAAATCTAGTCCGATGGTGGCTAAGTCATCATCAACAGAGTGGAGGTATTCTAATATTGATTTATTTTGTTCTAAAATTGGTGATAAAGTTATTATATACACAAAAAAGGATCAAGAAGGTAAAACATTTTAATAAAAAAAACCACTCATCAAGAGTGGTTTTTTTTATGGATATATTTTCCGGTTTTTTATTTTAATATATAAATAAAAAATATTATTATGAAAAAATGTACAAAATGTAAAAAAGAAAAAGAAATATCAGATTTTCATAAACATAAAAAAACAAAGGATGGTCTATGTTGTAGATGTAAAGAATGTTCTTTAGAAGATAAGAGAGAATATTATAAAAATAATAAAGATAAGGTAAAGGATGGTGTTAAAAAATATAGAGAAGAAAATATTGATAAAGTAAAAGAACGTGTTAAAAATCATTACGAAAAAAATAGAGATTCTTTATTGGAATATAAGAAAAAATACCACATTGATAATGATGAAAGAAGAAGAGATTTAAATTATAAGTGGCGAGAGAAAAATAAAGATAAGATTAGAGAATATGCTAAAGATTATATTTCAGAAAAGAGGAAGAATGATATACTTTTTAAGATAAAAGATAGTATATCTGGTTTAATACGTAGTTCGATTGTGAGTAAGGGATATAAAAAGTTGTATAGAACTGAATCTATATTAGGTTGTACAATAGATGAATTTAAAGATTATATACAAAGTAAATTCTTAGATGGTATGACCTGGGAAAATCATGGTGAGTGGCATTTGGATCATAAAACTCCGGTTTCATGGGCTATAAGTGAATCTGAAGTATATGAGTTAAACCATTATAAAAATTTTCAGCCTCTTTGGAAGACTGAAAATTTAATTAAGGGTAATAGATGGTCTGATTAGTATTTCATACCAAATCCTGAAAATATGTCTAATACAACTGATAATCTTTCTGTAATCTCTGGCATTCCTAATGGTTCAATAATTGAGTTTATAGGTGATAGAATTGCTTTATAAAATTGAGTTGTATAATCGACTTGCGGAGCGAACTCGATTGGATAAGAACCTCTAATATAAGCAAAGATATCACCGTTTGATTTATTCTTACAATAGTAATACTTAATCTTAGTACCTGACTTAATCATCTCATACTTATCAGCAAATTGCTTATTAGTGTGTAATAAGTAGTTGTAAAGAGCTGATGCTTTAACAGCAAAGTGAGCTCCTGTTACAAACTCTAATGGTAAAGCTTTATCATTAATAACTTTAGTATCATAGTTAGAACAAGAAGATTGCATTGCAATATCATCAATATCAGCTAACTCAAACTCTTTTCTTAAATCTTTAACTAATTTTAATAACTCTTTTATGTTAAATGTATTTGAGTTTTCAAATAAGTATTTAACGATGTTGATAATTTTCTCTCTTGCAAAAAGAGGTGTTGATGATCTAACTAACTCAACTCCTTTAGGGAATAAGTAAGTTAATCTATCATAAGGAATACCATCTTCAAATACAACGTGTTGAATATATTTCTTTTTAGCGATTGATATAATTGATTCTGAAACTCGTTCTAACTCAAAGTCTTCTTTATTTTCAACTCCAAAAGATCCGGCGTATTCTTCTAAACAAGTCTTGAAATAATCAGCATATCTAAAATGATCAATACCATGTATATAATCCAATTCGTTAGACCAATTCCAAATGGGTTCACAAGTAAGAGATCCAAAATTTATTAGTTTATTCAAATCTCTATTTTTAGCAAAATGTCCGTCAATGATTATCATTTCATAATCGGTTGATAATAAATTTTCAAAGTCATTATACTTATCTACATATCCTAAACAATTAGGGTTATTAAAATTGACATCTTCTTTAGATAATACAATAAACTTTTTGTCAATACTTTCAAGATTACTTTTATTAATAAAGATATTTTTCCATTCAGAGTGTTCAATTGCTGGTAAGAAAGAAACAAATAATGAGTCAGTATCTGCATAAATACTTACCGGTTCTGAATTAGGTATTTGAGTTACATTTCTAATTCCTAATTTATTATGTAGTTCAAAGTCTAAGTGCCATTGATTATACCAATAGTCTTCATTAACTCTATCCATTGTCTTTGTTAAATCTCTACCTTGTGCAGTGATGGTACCAGCCACATGATTGTTAAACAAGATAAAGTATGGTGTTGCGAATGCTCCGTAAGATCCATTCAAAACTAATTTTAGTCATCACCCCCTCAAAATAAATTTGAGGGGGTTAAAAAAGAGCGAGTTGAAGTGCGTTGTAGTAGTCTACCTCTTTCTTCAACTCGCTCGCTTTATTTTTTAATGACTCTAGTTCTTTAATTTTTTCTTCCCTAGTCATATTTTTTAATTTTTTTTCAATTTAGTCCTAATGGGGACTTATAGTTTTTATATATAATAAAAATTTATATAGTTTATATGATTAAAGAAGACAAAGTTTTAGTTAAAATAAATATTAGAAATAAATCTCACTATTCTGAGTTGGGATATTTAATTGATAATGAAATAATTGTTGATGTTGAACATTTACCAAGTGGATCTAAAACCAAAGTAACTGCTATATGTGATATATGTAAATCCGAAAGTTCAATATCATATTCAAAATATCTAATAAATATGAATAGGAATAACAAAGGATATTATTCTTGCTTTAATTGTAAAAATCATGTTAAAGAAAAGACATGTTTAGAGAAGTATGGTGTTAGATCATATTCGATGACAAGTGAATTTAAATCAACTGAAAGTGAAAAATGGAAAGGTATTAAAAAGGGATCCGAAAAAGGTAAAAAGACTATGATGGAAAGATATGGTGTTGATTCCTATTTTAAGACTGATATAATGCGTATTAAAAATCGAGAGTGGATGTCATCAGATGAATTTCGTAATAAGTCAAAGGAGACTTTAATTAGTAGATATGGAGTGGACTCTTATTCAAAAACAGATGAGTTTAAAAGATTATTATTTGATAATAAAGATATTATCTTAGATAAGATTAAGAGTACTTTTAAAGAAAAATATGGAAATGAATATTTATCAAAGACTGATTATTGGAAGTCAATATTTAATAATAAAAAGAGTGAGATGGTCGATAAAACAAAAAATACTTGTTTAGAGAAGTATGGTGTTGATAATGTCAGTAAGGTTGAGTCTATTAAAAGTAAAGTTAAATTAACTAAGGAATTAAATGGACTTATTATACCAGAAAGTGAATTAAGTGATTGGGTTACTTATAAAAAAGTAGTTAGAAACACAACAAAATTAAATAAAAAGTTTTTATACGAAAATTGGGATGGTTTTGACTACTATGATAATGAGTTTATAAAAGGATATGCTTCATATACACATACGCATAGATTTTACCCTACAATAGATCATAAAATTTCTGTTTATTATGGATATGTTAATAAAATAGATCCAATTACAATTGGATCTATTGATAATCTTTGTATTACGAAAAGATTTATTAATTCTATAAAAAATTCTTTAATTGAAGAAGAATTTATCTCAAAGTATCAACTATAACTGTTGGAGTTTTAGTTGTACTTGTATCTAATTTTTCTTTTGTTTTTGGTTTAAAGAACTTAACTTCTTTTTTTGGTTGAACAATAATAACTGGTTTTGTTAAACTATCATTCTCCTCTTTTAATTCTTTTATTCTACAAGTGTTATCACTAATTTCTTGTAAATTAGAAAGGTTTTCATCTTCTAAACCATTAATAGTTTCTCTTTGATAATTTAAAAAATAAAGTAAAACACCAATAACAATTATTAGTATTGTTATTACTCTATTCTTTTTATCAATAGCCGCATTTTTATTATAATATGGTCTTCGTTGGTATCTATTATTCATCTTCATTAAAATATTGTTTGTAATAAATATTAAACATCATCATCAGACCAGTCTTGTTCGAATGAAAGCATTAAGTTTGATTCCTCGTCTTTTATTAGCATAAATGTTTCAAATATGTGAAATGTTATTTCTTCTTTACTATCATTTATACAAGAAAGGAATTTTTTATTTAAGATAAAACTAGCATTTCTATCTTCAATTTCATCAATTTCTAGTTCCCAAGCTGATGTCTCAGTCATTTTAACTAAACCTTTAACTACGTTTATATTTAATAGTTTAGTACCGTTAATAGAAGATAACTTTTTAATATCTAAATAATCATTTCTTTTTATTGAGAAACTCCATTTTTTGTTTTTAAGATCTAAACCTTTAGATAAAGATGTTTTATTCATATCTCTAATCTCATAATGTTCACCAGCGATCAAATTAATCTTTAGTTTACCACCAACTAATTGAATAGCTCTTGCATCCATAACAGTATCATCATCATGATTTTGTTTATATGAGATTTCAAATGTAATTTTCTCATTACTTTGTAGAAACTCTAAGTTTTTAACAAACTTTTTACCTTCTAAAATAACGATATCAAATGTATTTTCTAATTCATCTTTCATTTCAAATAAATCAGATGTTTTAAACATATAGTTTTTGAATGCTAAAACAGCAGCTTTACCTAAAACAGAATAGATTAAGATATCATCATTATCAATTTTTAGTTTTATTGTAGGTGATATTTTAGTTAGGTCTTCTAGTTTCTTCAAGAAGTCACCAAACTTTTCTGTTTTTACTTTAAATTTTATTTTATCCATTTTACAGATTTAATTTCTACATGATATATTATCAAAAATGAGTTTTGTTTATTAATATATAAATCATGATTAAAAAGTGGTTAGAATTTATTAATGAGGAATTTATAGACAATTCTGAAAGCTTAGTTGATGTTAAAATGCAAGAGTTATATGATTTAATTCAAAGTATTTCTGATGAGAGTGGACAGAATTTAATTTATGAATGGGAAAATAAAAATGATCATCAATTGGTTGTAAATTTTAAAAAAGATGATTTACAATTAAGATGGGAGTTTGATATTGATGATCTACAAATAAAAAAGTTCGCTGGTGATAGTTTAGACTTCGAAAGTGAAGTTGAATCGGTTGACGAAGGTCTTGATATGATTGAGAAAGATATACAAATGATACTAAATATATCTGAACGTGTTAAGGCTCAGAGATATAAAGGTCGTAAAATACCGGGTAAATACTTAACTAAAAATCCAGGTAAGATGAAAAAAGAGATTGATACTTTTAGAGGTAAAAAAGAATATAAAAAAGATTGGGATGCTGACTATACATCTGGTAAAGGTGGAGTTGGAAAAAGAGTAAAAACTAAAAAGTCGGCTGCTACAAAAGCCTACCAAAGAATGTTTGGTGATAAATAAAAAATAAAAAATAAAGATTATGAAATACTTAAAATTATTTGAAAACTTTGATGAGTCACAAAATGACGAATATTATGATGATGATGCTAGAACAACTGATGAAGTTGCTGAGAAATGGTATAAATTATTAGATAATGATTTCTTTCATGAGTTCTTAGAAGCTTATCCTACAAATGATGAGTTTATTGATAGATTAAACAATTATAAAAATATGATGGATGAGTCAGAAGCTGAAATCTACATGTTAGAAACTGAGTTTCCTAATTCTTTTCCAGGTGAAGACGATTGGAATGAGTTCTGTGATGAATTATGTAACGCTGGTTGGTAATTAAAAAATAAAATAAAGATTAATGAAATATTTAAAATTATTTGAAAACTTTGAATCTGAAGAAGAATTTAGTGATAGAAAAACTATGTTTGGTACTCGAATCAATCCTGAAGGAGATGAGTATTTTGACGATGAAGAAGAATATGATCCTTATTCTTATGAAGGATGTGGATGTTGTCCAGTGTGTACCGGTGAAAAAGACTGTGAGTGTGGATGTCCTGAGTGTAATTATCCAGACGAGTTAGAGGAATTAGAAGAATCTAAAAAATCAGGAGTTACTGCTTCTTTGAAAAAGAAATCAAAAGCCTCTGGAATACCAATGGGTATTTTAAGAAAAGTTTTTGCTAAAGGAATGCAAGCTTGGAATGCTGGTCATAGACCAGGTGTTGCTCAACATCAATGGGGAATGGGTAGAGTAAACTCATTTATTACGGGTGCTGGTGGTGCTCGTAAAGCCGATGCTGCGTTATGGGCTAAAGCAAAGGCGGCTAAAGCTAGAAAAAAGAAAAGAAAATAATGAAGAAGTTAAGTTATTTAAAAGAATTTAAAAACTTTAATCCACATCCAGAAGATAAATTTCCTTATCTAGATGATGTTAAATCTAATAATGATGAATTGGATAGAGAGGAAATGGAAGAGCCACTAGAAGTTATATCTGGTTTTGAAGATGATGATTTGGAAGAAATGGATGATACTGAATTGGAAAGAATGTATGCTGCTCTTGAAAAGGATGTAGAAAAAAGAAATAAATAAAAAAACCTCTCAAATGAGAGGTTTTTCTTTTAATTAAGCATTGTATTTAAAATTATGATTTTCTTCAATGTTTAATAAAGTATGATAAATCAACTTAATAACATTTTTAACATCATCTTTGTGACAAGTTTCAACCGTTGTGTGCATGTATTTCAATGGCATTGAAATCAATACTGATGGTACACCACCATTTGAGAATGCGAAAGCATCTGTATCGGTACCAGTTGATCTTGAAGAAGCCGCTAATTGGAAAGGAATTTCTTTTTTAGTTGCTACATCCAATACTAACTTTCTTAATTTGTTATGTACAGCTGGGGCTCTTGTAATAACACCACCTTTACCAGCTACATTTTCACCTTCTTTAGATGCGTTGTAACAAGGTGCTGATGTTTCGTGACAAACATCGGTGATGATTGCTACGTTTGGTTTAATAGTTTCTGTAATCATAGAAGCTCCACATAAACCAACTTCTTCTTGAACAGAGTTCACGATATAAAGTTTGAATGGTAATTCTTTACCCTTCTCTTTTAATCTACGAGCAACTTCAGCAATCATAAACCCACCAATACGGTTGTCTAATGCTCTACCTGTATAGTAGTCTTTTCCTAACTTCATAAACCCATCAGTGAATGTTGCTACTGTACCAATATTAATACCCATATCTAAAACATCTTGTTTAGAAGATGCACCAACATCGATGAAGATAGAATCTAAATCTACTTCTTTTTTACGATAAGAAATATGAATTGCTGGGTGTCCAAAAATACCTTCAACTGGACCATTATCACCCCATAGGGTAACTCTCATTGATGGTGCTATTTGAGAATCTGAACCACCATTTCTGATTACTTTGATGTAACCTTTAGAATCAATGTGTTTAACAAACCAACTGATTTCGTCGCAATGGCTTTCAATTACAACTTTGAAATCAGAATCCAAATTACCAGTAATACCATAAGCAGTTCCGTAGTTATCAATCTCTACTTTATCAACATATTTTGAGATATACTCCATCCATAATTTTTGTGTAGTTTTTTCACAACCATCGAGTTCATACTCAAAGCCAACAGGACCATTTGAATTTAGATAATCTTTTAAAAAATCTTCGTTTATTTTCATGTTTATATTTTAATTTATTTAACAAATATATACAAAAATGTTTAAAAATATACAAAAAGAGTAAAAATATTTTAATATATACATTATGAAAGCTAAAGAAATAATGGAGAAATATAAAATTACTAGAAATACATTGAGTAATTGGGTTAAAAGAGGATGGATAGAAGTTGAGATTTTACCATCCGGTAGATATATCTATCATGAGGTAAAAATTATTAAAAATAATGAGTGTTAAATTCGATAATAATGATTTTATAAGAGAATCTATAAAAATACATGGTGATAAATATGACTATTCTTTAGTTAATTATACTAAATCATCTGAAAAGATTATTATTAATTGTATGATACATAGACCTTTTGAACAAAGAGCATCTAATCATCTCAGAGGGCGAGGTTGTTATTTTTGTAAAAAATCTAAAAAATATGATTCTGATAAATTTATAGAACTATCTAAGAAAGTACATGGTGATAAATATTTATACAAAAATACAATATATACTGGATCTCATAAAAATGTTGTAATAACTTGTAGAATACACGGTGATTTTAACCAATCACCAACTAATCATCTAAGTGGTAAAGGTTGTTCTTTTTGTGCCACTGAAAAAAATAGATTAAGTCAAGACTATTTTATCGAAAGATGTAATTTGGTGCATAACTATAAATATGATTATAGTTTGGTTCGGTATAAAAATTTAAGGTCAAAAATATTAATAATTTGCAAACATCATGATTCATTTGAACAAAGAGCTAAAAATCATTTATTTGGTCAAGGTTGTCCGGAATGTGGTGATAATTTTGGTGTAAAGGAAAATAAATGGTTAGATTCTCTAAATATATCAGAGAGACAAGTTAGAATAGGTGAGTATATAGTTGATGGATATGATCCTGAAACTAAAACTGTTTATGAATTCAATGGTGATTTTTGGCATGGCAATCCAGATGTTTTTAAACAAAATGATTATAATAATGTTTTGAAAAAGACATTTGGTGAATTATATAAAAAAACATTAAATAAAGAAAATAATCTAGTTAAGATGGGTTTTAATATTATCTCTATTTGGGAAAATGATTTTAATAAACTATTTTTGTGAAAAAAATATATAATCAGTATGAAATTTCGATTAAAAAAAGATTGGTTTATCAATGATTTTTTAGACAAAGTTAAAATCTATGATAAAGGTCACATCTTCACACCAGATGAGTCGGGTAATTATCATATAACTGGGGTTAATGGATCAGATCATTTTATGACTTTTGATAATATGTTAAACTTAAAATCTGATGATGAATTGTTATTCGAGCCGGTTAACGATCAAGAGTTGAATTTAGTTGTTGAGGAAATGCCTATTAATGTTGATGATGAGGTAAAGAAGTGGAGAATCCAATTAGATGTTAATACATCATTAAATAAATTAAAAGAAATTAAAAAATTTTTAGAAGAAAATATACCTGACTTATTATGAGAATAAACGAAGCAAATGTAACCTATTCATCAATCGTTAAAATTGGTGAAGATGTCCAAAAGTTAGAAAACGAATCTGGACTTAAATATCTAAAACTCCACAGAGGTGTGATGGATGTTACAAACATAGATATTGAATCTGTTAATTTAAATCTAAACCTAAATAATCCAAAATTACAACAATACTCTGGTAATGATGGTTATCCTGATTTAATTCAAAAAGTAAAGTCTAAATTTAATTTAGATAAACATGAGGTTATTATAACACCTGGTGGAATGGCAGCTCTTGATTTGATTATAAATTCATTAGCTGAAGAAAATGTTTATATACCAAATTTTCATTGGGGATCTTGGAACAAGATATTAAAAACACATAATAAAAATATATTAACTTTTGATGATTTTGATTTAGACAAATTTAATCAGACTAATGGTATTGTTATGTTGTGCTATCCTTCAAATCCAACTGGTTATACACCAGACTTAGATACAATTAAAAGATTTTTAAATTGGTCAAAATCTCAAAATGTTACTGTTATTTTAGATTTACCTTATTATTACTTATTTAATAATCCAAATAATGGATTATCCGATTCGTTACATGATAATATTGTTGTTGTTAGTTCATTTTCAAAATCTGTTGGATTATCAGGTTATAGAGTTGGTTATTTAGCAACTAAAAATGAGAATTTGTATAAAACTTTAAAAATAAAAGCTTTATATAAATGGAATTCAACATCTGTTTTACCTCAGTATATTATTTCTAAGTTATTAGATAATGATAAAATCATAAATGAGTATCAAGAAATTACTAAAGATAATATTAAGAAAAATATTGATTATTTAGTAGGTCATAATCTTTTATTTGATGATTATACTAAATGTCCTATTGGTCCATTCGCGGTTATTAATTTAGCATATGAAAGATTATTAAGAAATAGAATTTCAAGTGTTCCTCTTAATAACTTCTCTTTGATAAAAAATCGAGTTTATGATAATTGTAGTAGAATATCTGTTGCTGTAGATCATAAAATATTCAAAGAATATTTTGATAAAATGTTATTAAATGAAAAAACCACTATTTAAAATAGTGGTTTTTTTTATCTACCTAAATAATTTAATAATTCAGTCATATTTTTTATTGTAAATCCAAAAGCTTCTAAGTTTTTAACTGTATCTCGTAGAAAGGTTATATAACTTTCAATTAATTCTAAACAACGATCATTTTCAGCTAAGTGAGCATCTATCAAGATGGCTTTTTCGCCCATATTTGTTTTGACACCAAAATTTGTTGCGTAAAAGATAAATTTATCTTGTCTTATTTTCTTTATTTTTGTAGTTTCTCTACTTCTCTTATTTAAAAAGTAGTTAATATTTTCATTTATCATTTGTTTAAATGATAATGAAATCGCTTGAGCATCTAATATTTCTTTAAAGTTAGTTGGATTTGAAATATCAATATTCAAAACTTTAAAAAGTGGTTCAACATTCTTATTCCATTCTGCTCTTTTTTCGTTAAAAAACTCTTCTAATTTATCGTTTGTTTCTCTTACTTTTTGAATTCTATCTAATTCTTCTTGGTTATAAAGATTCATCTCTATCATCTAATATTTTTTTCATTTTCCATTCTCTTATAATATCTTTTTTATAACAACTAGAAAATGTATCATCTATAATACTATCTATTTCAGAATTGAATTTATCTTTTAAATATTTATCTAAAATATCAACCCATTTATTTAAAAGTTCTATATCTTCCACAATATAGTTATTTCTTCTTTGTACTATAATACACTCATTTCTTAAATCAAAGTGAATTGTTAGTCCGTTATAACCACCAAAACCAAAAACTCCTTTCATTGAAGAAAAAGGACTTTGAGTATTTAAGTTATTTGTATCTTCTGGTTCTTGATCTGGGTGAAACTTGATGTAAAAGTTTTTATGTCCATATTTTTTATCAATTGTTATCTCAACTCGTTCATCATCTTTTCTTTCAAAGAGAAATTCTATCAAATCACTAATCTTTTCCATCTTTTAATAATTTATTTAATTTAAAATCTCTAACATATTCTCTAAGATCTAAATCGGTTGGTGTTTTAAACTCAATTGAATTGAGTATTATATTCATAGACTCAGATATTTTATCAATTTCTTCCATTATATCATATTTAAATGATTCTGTTGATTTTGATAGCTCGTAAAATTGAATATATCTTTCTAAAAGATACTCAATATATATTTTTATTTCTTCAGTTTTATCCATAAGTATTTTATATGGATGTTTGTCAAATGTTTTTTGTGATAATAAAAAAACCCTCATTTCGAGGGTTTTTATTATTTAATATCTGTTGATTCGATTAGTGTGTATGAGAACTTATTCCCATGTATTTTAGACGCTTTTTTACAGATAGACATAAATACGTCAAAATCTTTAACTCTCTTAAATACTTGACATCCTTCTGACCAATTTTCTACCCAAGTTGAGTCTAATCCTGATTTGTGAATATTTATTCCGAAAATTCCTTCATCTACAACCTTTTCTTCAAAAATAAGATCTTTATTAGCATCTCTCCAAACTTTAACATTTCCATTTCTTTGACATAATGCATCATATTTACCTTGGTGTTTTGCAATTGACCAAACACTTCTATATTGATTAGGAATAAGTCTAGCAACACCTTTTTTATTATGAAATTGTTGAACTCCTTTTTTACCTGGATCTGTTGTTGCATTCCAAATGAAAAATTTCCAAACTCCATTTTCTTTGTATGAAATTGTAAGAAAATCATCAAATACATTTGTTACTTTATCAGCTACTGAAGGTGCGTTGTTTCTAACACCAACTATATTCACATCAAATCCTTTGTTTGAACTATCTTCAAACCAAACATATCCTTTTGCTTTTACAGCTGCTTCTATTTGTTCTCTTGTGTACATATTTTAAATTATTTTTTACATTGGTGGTTCACCTTGTGTAGTCCAATCACCTCTAAAATTTTTAGCCGTTCTATCATGAACTGTGTGTGATGATTCTGGTCCACCTAATAATGGTTTTTCCTCAGCAGATTTTGGTGACTCATGTCCAGCTAAAAAATTGAAAACTTCTTCAACATCATCTTTGGAAGTTGCGATGTGATCTAAAGCCCAGTTATGTTCAGAAAGAATTGCGTCTAATTCTGTTTCATCCATTTCTAACATCTCATCAACCAATCTTTTGATTGTTTGAAGATTTCCAAAGAACATATAGTTATTAGTTTCTTTATGTTCTTTAAGACTTCTTAAAGTTTTAGCTAATTCTAATCTTCTTTTTTTAGTAGCATCCTTTTTACCAAGTTGTGTACCTGGTTTTTCTTTATCTTTATCCTTAGCTTTAAGCTTTTTCAATTCTGAATCAATTTCAGATTTAGTCAATTTATCATCTTCTCCTTTACCTAAAGATTTTTTTAAAGCTCCTGGATTTTTAATCGCATCTTTAATCCATTTTTTCTCTTCGTTGAATGAATCAAAACTCTTAATATTACCCATATTTTATTTTATTTTTTTTATATATTAATTTTGATATTTAAAAAAATGTATTATATTTGTAAAACATCTTCTAAAAACAAAGTTATGAACGTATATAAAATCAACACCGGTTTAACACAAGATCAAATTGATAAATTAAATGATTCTTTAGATAGTTCTGATATGACATTAATTGAAACTTTGGAAGACCAAGTTTTAAACGTGGATGTTGTAGAAAATGGTTTAGTTTCATCTTACATGATTTGTAGTGAAAGAGTTTTGGAGGCAGTTTGTTCTTTGTTTTATAAATATGAAGTGAAATTTAAAGTACAAGATATTACAAAGTTGTTTTTATATGGTCAAGTTAGTATTGAAGATGATGATTTTCAAAAATACTTAACAGAAAATTTAGATATCGATACTATCCTAGATAAAATTAATGAAGTTGGAATTAACTCTTTATCTTCTTTAGATAAAGAAATTTTATCAAAATAAAAAAGAGATACAATTTGTATCTCTTTTTTAATGTTTTTTCAGTTTCTAGCTTCCAGAACCAAATGTGTGTCCGCTCATCCCAGCAGAACCCCATTTAATTGAACTTTCTGGTCTATAAGCTAAATCAGCTGGAAATTTTCTTGAAGATAAACCAGGTAATCCTTTATATCCATCAGCTTTAGCATCAGCCCAAAATTTATCTAAAACTTCTGGTGTTGGTTTATTAACAGCGCCTTTTCTTGACCATGCTTTTAACATTTTATCTAACTCACCTTGAAGTTTAGCTTTTTTAGATTCTTCTCTTTCTCCTTTTGAAAGTCCAAAAATCTCTTCGTTCACTGAATAATTTTCAAATGTTTTTAAATGTTTCATTTTTATTATTAGTTTTTTTTTTATTATTTATATATTAATA